TCTGTTTACTGATCGTGGTCGAGAAGTTGTTAAGACTGTCTGTGACATTTATAATGTGGGTTATCGTGATCCTAATGGCTACGAAGATGACGGTCAGCCTGACGAAGCTCAGGAATGGCACGATTACGATCCCGACTGCTGAGTGGGAAATTAAGATTGAATTTTAACTTGACATTTCTTTGCCAATAAAGTATGATATATCATACTAACGGAGAGAACTATGGCTGACAAACCAAAACTCGTAGATCCTGGCTCGCTCGACAAGTTGGCAAAACTTCTTGCTGCCGAAAATATTTTGGTTGAGCATCGCCCAATCAAGACTGCTTACTTCGATGTAAAGAACCGTGTCTTGGCTCTTCCTATGTGGAAGCAGATGACCGAGACGCTTTACCACATGCTCGTACTTCATGAAGTCGGTCATGCGCTGGAAACTCCCGCTGACGGCTGGAAGGGTGCGATTGATAAGATTAGAGAAAAAGAAGAATCCAATGATGTCGCTCAGACATTTCAAGGCTACTTGAATGTTGTCGAGGACGCGCGCATTGAACGTAAGATTAAGAACAAGTTTCCCGGTTCACGTCGTGATTTTATCGAAGGTTACGATTGGCTTAACGAGCAGGATTTCTTTTCTGTTAAGTCACGTAAGATTGATGAGCTGTCGCTCATTGATCGTATGAATCTTTATTTTAAACTTGGCTCACGTATTCGCATCAAATTTGATGAGGAAGAGCAGACTTTTATTCATCGTGCTGAACAAATCCTTACCTTCGACGAAGCAGTCAAGTTGGCAGAGGATCTATTGGCTCGTGCCAAACTGAAAAAAGAATTGGAAGACGAAGAACAAGAAACGTTGACCATTGCCATCAAAGCTGAAGAAGGCGAAGATGCCGATGAGTATGAGTACGAATACGATGAAGATGGTGAAGAATCCGAAGGCGACGAATCACAAGACGACGAGCAGAATGAAAAGCGGAAAGACGCATCTGGCGAATCTGCTGGCGGTAAGCTTGGTGGTAATAGCAGAAATTCTCTCGAAAAGGCAACGACAGATCAGTCAATGTCTGAACGTATGGAAGAGCTGCTTGACCCCAAGTTGGCAAATCGTAAATTTGAATATATTCACTTCCCCAAGGATGTGACATACGAAGAATTTACTGTTGGCTACAAAACTCTGCTCAAGACTATCGAAAGCGATATTGTCAAAGGCGACTCCGCTGCCATTAATGGTTATCGTAATACACTACTCAACAAGTTCCGTTCAGAGAATAACTCTGCCATCAACTATATGGTAAAGGAGTTTGAACGTAAGAAAGCTGCTATATCGTATATCCGTAGCAAGCAGGCTAAGACTGGCATTATTGATACAAACAAGCTGCACAGCTATAAGTTCAATGACGATATTTTCAAGCGTTTAAACATCGAGCCAACTGGCAAGAACCATGGTGTTGTTGCTGTCCTCGATATGTCTGGTTCTATGTCAGGTAACTATCGTGGTGCCATGGATCAGCTAATCTGTTTGGCTATGTTCTGTCGTCGTGTTGGTATTCCACATCGCTTGTATGGCTTTACACAATGTGGTCAACGCTTTAGTATAGACAACAAAGATCGTAACAAAGCAAAGTATGAAAAGCTGTCAACTATTCAAAGACGTATGACTGGTAAGTCGTTTGTATTTCCTGATCTTGGCTTCGATCTAATTGAGTTCTTTCACGAAGGTATGTCGCTAAAGGAATTCAATACCATGGTTGGTACATTGATTATGTCGTCTAAATTGATTGAGATGGACCCTGACGATATGATCGAAGGCAAATATGCTCGTCACTGGATTATGGAAAAACTAAACACGAACAATTCTTGGGAATCACCTTTCCAGTATCTTGGTCTTGGTGGTACACCGCTCAACGATGCAATCCTTGTATCTCGTGATCTGATGGCTAAGTTCCGCAAGGAAAAGAACATTCAGATTATGAACTTCGTTTGTATCACTGACGGTGAAAGCAATCATAGCTGCTATCAGCATGCATACGGTTCTACACATCAAAATACCACAATCTCTTATGGTAACAGTAAAAATACTGGTATTTTTGTTGATGAGGAATCTCGTCTGCAAACCTCTATGAAGTTTAACAATTCACACGAGGTAACTGGTATGCTTGCTCGTACTGTTCGTCAATCACAGAATGCCAACTTTGTTGGCTTCTATATTGTCGGTGGTTCCTATGACGTTCGCCATGTTGCTAATCGTTATATGAGCTACCTTGAAGGTCTTGAGTTTCAAGAAAAATGGCGTAAAACTAAGAATGCTGTAATTCCTAATATGATCAGCTTCGATGAGTTCTATATCATCAACGGTGGTAAAAACCTTCGTGCTCAACAGGCATCGTTTGATGAAGTCAATAGCGAAATGAAGAAGGGTCAACTGGCTCGTGCATTCATTTCTGCCCAGAATAAACGCGGTGCAAGCCGTACAATTCTTGGCAAGTTTATCGAAAAGATCGCTGCCTAAGATATATACTGTAACAAAGCCAAGGAGAAAGCAAATGTTTAAGGTAACATATACTATTAGGGATGATGACAAGCTGATTCATGATGAGTCTGCCACGTTTCGTTACCTAAAAGATGCGTTTGTGTTCATGCGTGAGCTGCTTCTCCTTGGCGGGAAGCTAGTTGGCAAACCTACCATTGAGAGAATGTGACTTGACAATAGTTCGCCTCTGTGGTATGATATACTATAAGATGAAGAAAGGTGATGGCAAATGTTGAAGTCTGGTCAGAAGAAGTTCCTCGAATTGGCTACCGCTAAGTTTGGCAATGGTGCTGTTATCGAACGCAACGATATTATTTCGTTTGCTGAAGAAAACGATGTTCGTCGTAGTGACTACCGTTGGCTTTTACAATCTGAGTATCGTTCAGGTCGTGGCTCGTATAAGATTCCTGCTGTCGATTCAAATACTCAGGTAGCTATGGCTGCTGATATCGTTCCTATCCGTCGTGATGTTAAGCCTATGGCTATCAAGAAGTTTGACCCGAACGCTGTTTCCGAACATGACTATGCACAGGTTCCGGCTAAGGATAAGCACTACGTTCCGTTTGGTGAGTTCAAGATGATTGAGAAGATCGTTGCCTCTGGCAAGTTCTTTCCTGTGTTCATCTCTGGTCACTCAGGCAACGGCAAGACGTTTATGGTCGAGCAAGTTTGTGCCAAAGTCAAGCGTCCGATGATTCGCGTTCAGATGTCGCGTGAGACTGACGAAGACGATCTTATCGGTGGCTTCCGTCTTATCGACGGCGAGACTAAGTTTATGAAGGGTCCAGTTCTTCGTGCGATGGAGATCGGCGCTTTGCTTCTCATCGACGAAGCTGACCGTGCTGATCCTGGTAAGGCTATGTGCTTGCAAGGTATCCTCGAAGGCAAACCTTACTATATGAAAAAGACTGGCGAGATTGTTGAAGCTGCCGAAGGCTTCAATGTTATCGTAACTGCAAATACTAAGGGTCGTGGTTCTGACGATGGTCGCTATGTTGCAGCTACTATGCTCGACGATGCTTGGCTTGAGCGTTTCCCAATCACTATTGAGCAGGAATATCCTACTGCTACCATCGAGAAAAAAATCTTGACAAACTATCTAAGTGATGATACACTTAGTGAAGATGATAAAGGTTTCATTGAACATCTGACTGTTTGGTCAGAAATTATTCGTAAGACTTTTACCGAAGGTGCGATTGACGAGCTTATTTCAACTCGTCGTCTTGTTCATATCGCACAAACATATCGCATGATCGGCGACCGTCAGAAGGCTATCCGTTTGTGCATCAATCGTTTTGACGAAGAGACCAAGACAGCTTTCTTGGATCTTTATGCTAAGGTTGATCCTACGATCAATCCCGTCCCCGAGACTCCAGCTGCTCCACCCGCAGCGGAGAACACTCAGGAAGTTTCTTTCTGAGTTTAACTTAACCACCTAGGAGAGTATATTATGTCAAAGACTGAATCGGTTCTCACTGCACTCAAGAATGGTGAGGAACTTACGGCATCTCAGATCAAGTCACGATTTGGTGTTGCCAAGCCGCACAATGTCATCTGTGATCTTCGTGCTGCTGGTCACGCCATCTATCTGAATGAGCGTGTCAACTCTAAGGGCGAAGTTACGACCAAGTATCGTCTTGGTACGCCTTCACGCAAGATGGTTGCTCTTGCTTATGCTGTCATGGGCAGCGAAGCATTCACAAACGCAGCGTAATCTTGCTATATAGAGAGGGAGGGACTTATCCCTTTCACCCTCCCTCTCTTATTTTTATGGAGTAATAATTGGCTACTGATAATCGTGAACCTTGGGAAAACCTCAAGGGTATTTCTGTCACTGTTCGCAATAATGATGTGAACGGTGCTTTGCGCATTCTAAAGAAGAAAGTCCAGCGTGAAAACCTTTTGCGTGATCTTGCTGAACGTGAACACTATACCAAACCCTCAATCAAGCGTCGAATGAAGAAGCAAGCTGCTGTAATTCGTTGGAAGAAAAAGCAAGCTGAGATTGCTGAAACGCTCTGATCTGTACTATATAAATTATCGTCATTACATTTTGGAGTAATCATGGCAGCTATTGAAATTTCGGTATCAATTGAAGAACTGCGCAAAAAGAAAATCTTTGTAGCAACACCAATGTATGGTGGTATCTGCGGAGGTCAATATACTAAGTCCACAGCTGATCTTGCATCTCTGGCAGCACAGTACGGTATGGACGTTCGGTTCTTCTATCTCTTTAACGAGTCACTTATTACCAGAGCAAGGAACTATCTTGTAGATGAGTTTCTTCGCTCTGATTGTACGCATCTTATGTTCATCGACTCCGATATCGGTTTCGATCCGAACGATGTTATTGCTCTTGCGGTTATCGCTCAAGAAGGTACAGACAAGCATATTGTTTGTGGTCCATATCCTAAGAAGTGTATTGCTTGGGAAAAAATCAAGCGTGCTGTCGATAAGGGTTTTGCTGATAAGAATCCTAACAATCTCGAAAAGTATGTTGGTGATTACGTATTCAATCCCAAGGAAGGTACTGGTTCTATCGCACTTGATGAACCAGTAGAAGTTCTTGAAGGCGGCACTGGTTTTATGATGATCCAGCGAGCTGCACTTGAGAAGTTCCAAGAAGCTTATCCTCAATATATGTACCGACCAGATCATGTTCGTACAGAACACTTTGATGGTACACGTGAGATCCTTATGGCTTTTCAAGCGGAAGTTGATCCTGTATCTAAGCGTTATCTCTCGGAAGATTATTGGTTCTGTCAAAAGTCTTGGGATATCGGTATCAAGACTTGGCTATGTCCATGGATGAAACTTCAGCACATGGGTTCTTATGTATTCGGTGGTTCACTTATCGACCTTGCTCAGATCGGTGCCGGTGCTACTGCTGATGAATCGTCTATGCCTAATAGAGTTGGAAAGAAGTAATGGCACTTATTCAATTAACACATCCTGAAGAGGGCTACGAGCTTTGGCTTGATCCAAGTGAGATCGTAGTCATGGAAAGATATATGCGTAAGAAGTCTGCTGTTCTTACACTTGTTGACGATAAGCCAGATGTAACCGCTCTTGTATTCAAGAATGGTAAGATTATGTCATGCAAGGAAACTCCAAAAGAAGTCCTTGCATTAGCAGCACAAAACTCTTGATAGTAGGGAAACTATATGATGAAACTTTCTAAAGAAACTACAGAAATCCTTAAGAACTTTGCCTCGATCAATCCTTCGTTGGTTTTCAATCCCGGCTCAGTTCAAAAGACAGTATCGCCACAGAAAACCGTATTGGCTCGTGCTAATATCAAGGAATCTTTCGACAAGGAATTTGCGATTTATGACTTGACACAATTCATCTCAACGGTTACTATGTTTGATGATGCTGATATCTCTCTTGGTGATGACTCTGCCACAATTACCAATGGTCGTGCTAAGGCATCAATTCGTTATGCTAAAGCTGAATTGATTCAGTCTCCTCCCAGCAAGGACATCAATCTTCCTTCACAGGATATTAAGTTTAAGTTGGAAGCAGCTGTTCTTCAATCAGCCCTTCGTGCTGTTGGTGTATTGAGTGTTCCTGAAATTGCCTTTATCGGTAAGAATGGCAAGTCATACATTGCAGCAATCGACTCGCACAATCAAGGTTCAAATACCTTTGAGTATGAAGTTGGTGAAGCATCGAATAAGTACATTATGATCTTCAAGGTTGATAACCTAAACCTGTTGAGTCGTAATTACAATGTTACCATCTCATCGAAAGGCATTGCGCATTTCGAATCTGAATCTGGCGATATCGAATACTGGATCGCAACAGAAACTGGTAGCAAGTACGGCGAATAAAAAGAGGGACTTCGGTCCCTCTTCCTTTTTATAATATGGAGCCATAATGCGCGAAGATTTTCTTTGGGTTGAAAAGTATCGTCCTCGTAAAATTACAGATTGTATTCTGCCTGATGATCTAAAACAAACATTCCAACAGTTTGTTAACGACGGTAACATTCCAAATCTATTGCTAAGTGGTACAGCGGGTGTTGGTAAGACAACCGTTGCACGTGCTATGCTCGAACAAATCAATGCAGACTATATTATCATCAACGGATCAATGAAAGGTAATATTGATACGTTGAGAAACGATATTCGTAACTTTGCCGCAACAGTTTCGTTTACTGGCGGTCGTAAGTATGTTATCCTCGACGAAGCAGACTATCTAAACGCCAACTCAACTCAGCCAGCTCTTCGTAACTTTATGGAAGAGTTTTCCAACAACTGTGGATTCATTCTTACCTGTAACTTTGTCAATCGTATCATCGAACCTCTTCATTCTCGTTGTTCTGTAGTTGAGTTTAAAATTGGTACTAAAGAGAAAGCAGAACTGGCTAAACAGTTTCTGACTCGTGCTTGTGGTATTCTTGATACTGAAAATGTTGGCTATGACAAGAAGGTTGTCGCTGAAGTTATTATGAAGCACTTCCCAGATTGGCGTCGAGTGCTTAATGAGTTACAGCGCTACTCAGCTCGTGGTACAATCGACTCTGGTATTCTAGCTTCGGTTGACAATATAGAAATTAAGGAGTTGGTAAAATATTTAAAGGGTAAAGAGTTTGAAGCAATGCGCAAGTGGGTTGGTGCCAACTCTTCTATGGATGTCAATGTACTATTCCGCAAGCTGTATGAAGCAGCAAGCACAATTATGAAACCTGAATCCATTCCTCCGCTTGTTCTTGCTTTGGCAGACTATCAATACAAGTCTGCTTTTGTTGCTGACCAAGAAATTAATTTGGCAGCTTGTATGACACAGATCATGATCGACTGTGAGTTTAAGTAGCACTTGACTTTTATTAGTTATCATAATATGATATCATTATTGGTTGGTCAGAGCGATTGTGCCAGAGCCACCAATTCAGTAAAATCTGGAGAAAACAATATGTCTAAGTTTATCAAGAAGTCTGTTGCTGTTTCAAATTGGACTCCGCCTAAAAGAATTAAGCCGCTTTCTGTTATCTGGTCGGTTTCTGATTTTATTAAATTTGCACCCCTTATTGATACCGATCCTATCGGACAGCGACCACCTGTTGAGGAAAATCCTGTTGGTGATATGAAGCCCTCGAAGGCTCAGGCTATTATCAATTCAATCTTCAAAGGTTCAGATATTGGCGAAGTTAAACTTGCTGATATTCGTCATGATGGTGGTAAATTTCATTTCGAATCCATCGACGGTGGCAATCGCAAGCGTGCTCTTATCGCTTTTGTAAACGGATCTTTTCCTACTCACAAATCTTCAGTTCTTGGTCAAAAGTTTTATGGTGAACTTACTAATGAACAGCGTGAGTTTTTCCTTGAATATACATTTCGTGTTGCTGTTTACGAGAACTTGACTGCTGCTGAGAAGGGTCAACTTTTCCGCGATACAAATACTGTTACCGAAGTTAATCATCAAGAGATGCTTAATTCTTATGGTAACATTCCGATTGCAAACGCCATTCGTTCACTAGCACGTCATGTTCGCGGTTGTAATGATAATCCGCATGAATTGTTTGAGTGCTCTGTCAATAGGCAAACTGGTAAGTTATCATATCGTAACATTGCTTTTGATAACTTGCGTCTTCGTATTGACGAACTTGTTGCTCGTATCTTCTGTATTGTATATAATGGTAACGGCGGATTAACATCGGCAGCTCCGAGCGAATTGCGTGAAATGTATGAAGATCCGGAGCTCAATGAAGTAGCTGTAAAGCAACTACAGAAGCGTGTTGAAGAAGTATTGAATTTTGTTTTGCAGATCGCAAAGTCTCGCAAATATTATCTAAAGAATCCAATTACCAATAAAGAAATCGTTCTTCTCTATCGTCTGTATTTCCATTATAATGAACAATACGGCAAGTGGAAAGTTGTTGATCCTGACCTCTTCCTTAAGAAGTTTAAGTATGCTATGGATAAATTCGACAAGAAGAGTCCAAGCAAGTATGCTCAAGGTACATTTGTTCTCGACAAAAAGAACAACGGTGAAGATGGTTCAGCTCGTTTGATTTGCGAGGCTTTCAATTCTTATCTTGGTGAACATAAGATGATTACAAAGGCTCGACAGACCATTGAGTGGATTAATCACTACTTTGATCCTTTTGCCGACGAGTCCGCTATTGTTATGGACAAGAAGCGTGTATTCAACCAAGAAGAAATCGAAAGTGCTCTAATTCGTCAGATGTTCAAAGATCCTATTACGGGAAAAGAGCTGACAATGCATGAAGCTACTGGTGGTCATATTGTTGCTCACTCAAAGGGCGGCAAGACTGTACGTGATAATTTGATTGTCCTTGATAAAAAGGACAACTCCGAAAGCGGGTCGCAAAATGCAAATGAGTATGTCGAGTTCAAGAAAAACAAGCTAACATAAGGTTCTAAATATTCGTATGGCTAATAATCCGTTTGTCTATGCAGAAAGTGTCAGCTATACGAAGAAGAACCTTATGAGAGGGACAGCGAACGACGAGCTTGCCGAAAAGCTATATAATGCCTACTTGACAAATCGTTCGCTGTCCTACCACCAAGATTCCATTCTTTATGCCAACGAGATGAATATTCGTTCATCTACTGTTGAGAATAAGTGGCAATACGAGTATTTACTAAATAGCCTGCGGAAGCGTAAAAGGTATGCCAAGTGGGCTAAAGATAAACCTGACGCAACCGTTGAGATGGTCATGGAGTATTATGGCTATGATCGTTCAAAGGCTGAGCAGGCGCTTAGAGTTTTGACCGATGAACAGCTTGCCATGATCGAGGTAGCACTCGACAAAGGTGGAAGGGTATGAACGCATCGGTTGAAAATATGGTAGAGGTAAAGCTACGCTCTGCCGAAGACTTTCTAAAAATTCGTGAGACATTAACTCGTATCGGAGTCGCTTCTCGACGCGATAAAGTTCTGTTTCAGTCATGTCACATCCTGCATAAGCAGGGTCGATACTATATTGTTCACTTCAAAGAATTGTTCGCGCTGGACGGTAAGCCCACCAACTTCTCAGATGAAGATAAGGCTCGCCGCAATACTATTGCCAATCTGCTTGCTGAATGGGAGCTGATTGACGTAGTAGATTTAGAGCGTACTAAGGATCCTATTGCGCCGTTGAATCAGATTAAGATTTTGGCGCATAAGGAAAAGCATGAATGGAAGTTGGAAGCAAAATATAATATTGGTAAGAAGCGAACCAACGACTAATCGTGCTAAATAAAGCGTGACGCCTTCGGGGTCACAAATTGTTAACCTTGCTTTAAGGAGGTATCTACTATGACTAAGAACGACTACGCACAAATCCCTTCACTCTTCGGTCAGTTTGATCCATTGTCTGTCGGTTTCGATAAGACATTCAAACTTCTTGCGTCACAACTTGACGGTATTGGTAAAGCTCTTCCAGGTTATCCACCGTACAATATTAAGAAGGTAGAGGATAATAAGTATGTTATCGAAATGGCAGTTGCTGGATTTTCCAAGACGGATCTTGAAATCACTCTCGATGGTGGTAAGCTCACTATCACAGGGAAGACCAAAGAAGCCGACGATACAGATAATGCTGGATCATACTACTTCTACAAGGGAATCGCAGAGCGCGCATTCACACGCCACTTTACTCTCGCTGATTCTGTAGAAATCAAGAACGCAGAAATGGTTAACGGTATTCTTAAGGTATGGCTCGAAAACTTTATTCCTGAGCATCAGAAGCCTAAGAAAATCGAAATCAAGGACTAATCAAATTATTGATTTATTGGTCATGCGCTGGGCGGCAGCAGTCGCCCAGCTGTTTTTATTTTAGGAGAAACACATGGATTGGATCACTCGAACATTCCGATACTATAATACGATTATTGAGCTAATGAAGCTTACCGACGAAGAACTCAATATCCTAGGTGTAGAACGCGAAGAGATCGTATTCGTTGCCTGGAAAACTCATCTGGAGTATAAGTCAAATGCTTAAATGGTTCGTCGATTTCAAAACGTTTTTTTGCTCAATGATGGGTAATCGTTTCTACGGCTAAATAGCCTCCGAAAGGAGGCGCTTATGGCTTTAGTAACATTTGAGCAACTAAATGACTTCTTCGAAGATACAAACGAAGATGTTATCGAAAAGTATGTAGAGTTCCTGAATGAAGTGATGGAGTTCTACGAAATTAATACGCCACAACGTATTTCTATGTTTCTTGCACAAGTCGGTCATGAGTCTGGTGGACTGAGAACAATTAAAGAAAATCTTAACTACTCAGCCGATAGACTCAAGGTCATTTTTCCTAAGTATTTCCGTGGAGTGGATCCAACACCTTATGCTAGAAATCCTCAAAAAATTGCCAATCGTGTTTATTCTAGTAGAATGGGCAATGGTGATGAAGCCTCTGGTGACGGCTATCGTTACTGCGGAAGAGGACTCATCCAATTAACAGGCAAGTCTAACTATCAAGCGTTCGCACAAGACATGAACATGAGTCTTGAAGAAGCAACTGCTTGGTTGGATGAACCAGAAGGTGCAGCTTGGTCAGCGGGCTGGTTCTGGGATTCACGCGAACTCAATCAGTGGGCTGACAAAGGTGATGTACTAACAGTAACAAAGAAAATCAACGGTGGAACGATTGGACTAAAAGATCGTCAAGAGCATTATGAAGCAGCCTTAGAAATCTTTGGAGGTTAATAATGCCACGTTTTACAGTAGAAACTGACGAACCAAAACCAGCAATGGATATGATTCCACCTGCTACAAAGGGTGCAGCTGCTTCTATTCCGACAAACTATATTGATACAAGTCCACGTTATGCTGCAGCACCAGCTGCTCCTCAGTTGTCAGAAGCAGCTCAGCTTGCTAAGATTGAACTTGAAAAGAAGCAGTGGGAAGCAGAACACGCAAAGCAGAATGAAGACTGGATGGTCAAAAAGTGGCGTCCCGCAATGGGTTGGTGCTATATGGTCATCTGCGTTCTTGATATGGCTATCTTCCCTGTCCTGTGGTCAATCGCACAGGTTATGGTCAAGATGCCACTTACACAATGGAATCCACTCACGCTGCAAGGCGCTGGTCTATTCCATCTCGCAATGGGTGCCGTCCTTGGTATTGCCGCATGGTCCCGTGGTCAAGAAAAGATCCAAGGTGTAACTAAGTAAGGATGAATTGATATGGATAATGCACAACCTGTAGCTTCGATTATGATGCTTCGTCTTGTTAACGGTGACGAAGTTGTTGGTAAGGTAAGTGTAATTCAGAATATGGTAAAGGTAGTAAAGCCTGCTGCTGTTATGTTGCAGCCAGGTCCTGGTGGTAAAGCGCAGATGGCTCTTGTAGATTTTATTCCTATGGCTAAAACTAAGGAAATCTTACTCGACTCGCGCAATGTGCTTTTCACTTACGAGCCAGACGATCAGATTGAATCTGCGTATCAGCAGAATTTCGGATCAATGTTAGTGTTACCTAAGAAAGGCATCTTGACACCGGCATCTTAATGTAGTATGATAACTTATGTCAAAGTTTTATACTAACGCTATCGAATACGGCAACAATATTCTCGTTCGCGGTTACGACCGCGGACGACCATTCAACGAGAAGATTCCATATAAGCCCACAATGTTTGTTCCATCAAAGCGTACCGACGCTAAGTGGAAGAATATCCGTGGGCTTTTGCTTGATCCGATGCCTTTTGAATCCATGCGCGACGCTAAGGACTTTATTAAGCGTTATGAAGATGTAAGTAACTTCTCTATCTACGGTATGCCACGCTTTTTATATGCCTATCTTAACGACGAGTATCAAAACGAAATCGTTTATGATCGTGAACTTATCAATGTTGCTTATATCGACATCGAGGTTAGTTCAGAGTTTGGCTTTCCAACTGTAGAACGTGCGTCTGATACTGTTACAGCTATTACGCTGAAGAAAGATGGTGTCTTTCATGTATGGGGTTATGGAGACTTCAAAACAAACCGCAACGATGTTCAATACTATCAATGCAACAACGAGAAGGAACTCTTTATCAAGTTCCTGAGCGAGTGGAGCAATGGATATCCTGACATCGTAACAGGCTGGAACGTCACGTTCTTCGATATTCCTTATCTTGTGCGTCGCATGAGCGCTGTGCTTGGTGAAAGCGAAGCAAAGCGTTTTTCGCCTTGGAAGATCTTCAAGGAACGTCGTGTTCGTACGAAGTTCAAAGAAGAGACTGTCTATAACATCGCTGGTGTTGCGACTCTTGATTATCTTGAGATGTATCAGAAGTTCACATATACTCAACAGGAAAGCTACAAGCTAGATCATATTGCTTTCGTTGAGCTTGGTGAGCGCAAGCTATCGTATGACGAATATGAAACGCTGCATGAGTTCTATATGAATGACTTCCAGCGATTCATTGAATATAACATTCGAGATACTGAACTTGTCGAAAAGCTCGATGACAAGATGAAGCTGATTGACATGGCTCTCGCGCTCGCGTATGACGCCAAGGTAACATTGCTCGATGTATTTACCCAAGTACGTATGTGGGACGTTATTATTCACAATCATCTATACAAACAAAAGATTGCTGTACCGCTTGACGGAGGTGGTCATAAAGAAGAACAGTACGTTGGAGCTCATGTTAAGGAACCAGTACCTGGTGGATATGACTGGGTTATGTCGTTTGACTTGAACTCTCTATATCCGCATCTAATTATGCAGTATAATATTTCACCAGAGACATTGCTTCGTAACAATCGAGGCGATGCACTTAAAGTAGAAACAAGCGTAGATAAATTGCTTCAAGGTATCTTCCCAGAAGTTCCTAAAGGATACGGACTTGCAGCTAATGGCTGCTTCTTCAGCAAAGACCGACAAGGCTTCTTGCCTGAGATTATGGAACGTATGTACAATGATCGTGTTGTCTATAAAGAAAAGATGATTGCTGCACAGAAGGAGTATGAAGCAACTAAGTCGAAGCAAGCATCAAAAGATATCTCACGCTATAAGAATATGCAACTTGCGAAAAAAGTTCAGTTAAACTCAGCTTACGGTGCAATTGGTAATCCACACTTTCGTTTCTTTGACATAAATCAAGCAACTGCTATTACCCTCGGTGGTCAGCTCTCTATTCGTTGGGCTGAAAACGAAATGAATAAGTATTTGAATAACCTTTTAAAGACAAAGGATTATGATTATGTTATCGCTTCAGATACGGATTCGCTTTATATCTGCTTTGATAGACTTGTACAAATGGTCTTTGAAAAACGAGGAACGAAACTCGATTCTTCTGAAGATTCGAAGCAGATGGTCGTTAACTTTTTGGACAAGGTGGCTCGCGAGAAGATTGAACCTGTTATTGATCGCATCTATCAGGATCTTGCTGATCGGATGGAAGCATTCCAGCAAAAAATGAACATGAAGCGTGAGGTTATCGCTGATCGTGGTATCTGGACTGCGAAGAAGCGATACATCCTCAACGTGCATGATTCCGAAGGTGTTCGTTACACAAAGCCCAAACTAAAGATTATGGGAATTGAAGCAGTCAAGTCATCAACTCCTGCTGTCTGTCGTCAAGCAATTACTGACGCATTGAATATTATTATGACAAAAGGCGAAGAGGACTTACACAAGTTTATTGCAGACTTTAAAGCCAAGTTTACTAAGATGAGTTTTGAAGAAGTTGCATTTCCTCGTTCGATTCAAGATGTAACTAAATATGAAAAAGAAAAACAGAAGAGTATTCCAATTCATGTTCGAGGTGCTCTACTGTACAACGATCTCATCAAAAAGATGAAGCTCCAAAAGAAGTATGAGCTTATCAAGGACGGAGAGAAGATTCGTTTCTCTTATATGAAACTTCCAAATCCATTGCATACTAATGTGATTTGTTCGTTCTCTTCGTTACCAACTGAGTTTGATCTAGACAACTACATTGACTATGAAATGCAATTCGAGAAAGCATTCCTTTCTCCTTTGAATACTATTCTACAAACAATTAACTGGAATACCGAAAAGGTGAATACACTTGAGGACTTTTTTTCGTGATTGATAAGTTACTAATGGAGGCATTAGACCGTGCTTCAATGGACAATGAAGTTAGTGTTTTGCTATCTGGCGGTGTGGACAGTGTATCTGTTGCATTTGCTGCTCATCGGTTAGGTAAAAAGATTACCGGCTATACTTTTCATCTAAAGGATCAGCCGACATACGATTCTAATAAAGCAGTATCAATCTGTAAAGATATGGGTTGGAATTGTAAAGTTGTCGAAGTACCAACAGACTATGAGACATTTGAATCGTCGTTTTTAGATTTGGCTAATATATACAACTGTAAAAAGAAAACACACTTTGAGTGTTGTTATCCTTTTTTGTTTGTATATCCACAAATTGAAAACAAAGAAGTATTGAGTGGTTGGGCAGCAGATGGATACTATGGTGTATCAAAGCGTGCCCATTTACATTTCAAAAGTCCAAAGAGTAAGTTCGACGAGTTTCGTACATCGTACTTCAAAGATGAAAACCGTGCTGGATATAACTGGCATAAAAAGATTGCTGATGCAAACAGCAAAAAGTTTATTACGCCATATCTAACACAAGAGGTTTCGGATTACTTCTTTACTATGGATTGGTTTGAATTGAATGAACCATTTCAAAAGCATCATGTTGTTGAAGCATTTCCAGAGTTCAAACAAGTTGGTGGAGTAAAGAAACATATTAATCTTCAACTTGGTTCTGGTATAGACAAACTGTTTGAGCAACATTTGTTTACTAGTAAAAAGTTAAACTTTAACAATAGAAACAGAGTAATGGATATATGTCGTGATTGGTCAGAATATCCAGTATCGACACTAGAGGACTTTTTCTAATGGCTATCAAAGTTCCACAAGAATATGCAGACTATGACTTTGGTTTTACTGGAGTTGACGAGTCAGAAATCAAACAAGATGTTCTTGACGCTCTAAGTGAAAAGGATCAAGCACTTACAGAAAAGGAACAAGAGCTTCAGCAAAAGATCAAAACACTAGAAGCTATTATTGTTCCTCTTCTAAACAATCTGATCAAAACATCAGACAAGGCTTACATTCACTGGCCTAATCGTAAAGATAAGTGTCAAGAAATGCTCGATAGGGTATTGAAAACAACAAGAGGTTTATAATGAGCAATAAGATGTTACAGTTAGATCCACCAATCCCATTAGATACACCAAAGGGTAAAGCTCTAGCGCATTTTCTAGTTGATTATGGCGCAGAACATCACTGGTTATGGGTATGTTTTCAAGATGATACTGGCGAATGTTGGACGTGGGAAAATACGCAAATTAGAGCACAACACAATCCAACATTCGGAAGAAGTTTAAAGAAAGATGACATTTAACTTAGATCGCTGGATGATTATGACAACGGGGATAGCACTCTCCGTTGTCGCTGCGTGGTACTCAGTAACAGGTCTTGTTGCTATCTTCGCAGGTGCATCTCTTGCGATTATTATACTCGGCGGAACACTAGAGTTCGGAAAGATTATTCTAGCTTCTTGGCTTTACAGGAACTGGAAGTATATTCCGCTGATGATGAAAACTTATTTTACATCAGCATTACTTATTCTTATGCTTATTACTAGCATGGGTATCTTCGGTTTTCTTTCTAAAGCTCATTTAGATCAAGTTGCACCAAGTGGTGATGTAGCAGCTAAGATAGAACGTATTGACGAAAACATCGCGCGCGAGCGTGTGCGTATCACTAGGGCAGAACAGCAACTTGGTCAGTTAGATAAAGCTATCGACGCCATCATCGACAGAAACAATCGCGCCCAGACTGCGCTTCAGTTGCGTCAGCAGCAAAGAAAAGAACGCGAAACTATTGCTGCTGAAATGAAAGATGCTCAAAAGAACATTGATACATTGCTTGATGAGAAAGCACCACTTCTTAAGGCTACAAGAGCCATCAAGCTAGAAGTTGGTCCTATTCGCTATGTTGCAGAACTTATCTATGGAGCAGATAGTGAAAAGGACTTAGAGTCAGCTATCCGTGTTATGATTCTGCTCCTTGTTCTAGTCATTGATCCATTGGCTGTGTTACTCATCATTGCTGCCAGCAAAGAGCTTCGTAGAGAAGTTGATAGAATAGAGGCCGTAACAACAGATGGCGATATGTGGGAAACAATAACTTTAGAAAAGAAATCTTGACAATTGGTATGAAACATTATATGATACAAGTATTGGAGGTGAAAAATGTCACTTAAAGAAAAGCTGATTAAGAATAGTACGATTGCATTTACAGCTACACTCGAAGATTCCAAAATCTTTACAAAGAAAGATACGATTCCAACCACTGTGCCAATGATTAATGTGGCATTGTCTGGTTCAGTTGACGGTGGACTTGTTCCTGGTATTACTATGCTGGCTGGTCCTTCCAAGCACTTCAAGACAGGCTTTGCTTTGCTTATGGCTTCTGCGTTCCTTAAGAAGTATTCGGACGGCGTGATTTTGTTTTACGATTCAGAGTTTGGTACTCCGCAGTCGTATTTCAATACATTTGGCATTCCATTTGATGCAGTCGTTCATACACCAGTTATGGACGTAGAGCAGCTGAAGTTTGATATTATGAAACAGCTGACTGCGATTGAACGTGGTGAGCGTGTTATGATCGTTATTGATTCTATTGGTAATTTGGCTTCCAAGAAAGAAGTTGAAGATGCACTTAACGAGAAGTCTGTTGCAGATATGTCTCGTGCGAAGCAGCTCAAGTCGCTGTTCCGTATGGTTACACCATATCTGACAATGAAGGATATCCCTATGGTTGTGGTCAATCACACCTATAAGGAAATCGGTATGTTCCCGAAAGATATCGTTGGTGGTGGTACTGGTTCGTACTATGGTTCAGATAACATCTGGATTCTCGGACGTCAGCAAGATAAAGACTCTGACGGCATCCAGGGATATCACTTTGTAATTAATGTTGAGAAGTCACGCTATGTCAAAGAAAAGTCTAAAATCCCAATTACAGTCAACTATGAGGGAGGTATTAATCGGTGGTCTGGTCTACTGGATGTTGCTATTGACGGTGGTTATATTGCTAAGCCTAAAGTTGGTTGGTACGCTAGGGTAGACAAAGAAACAGGAGAAGTCCTTGCTCCTAATATGAGAGCAGGTGATATTGTTGATAACGCAGACTTCTGGAAAGCTGTGTTTAAGGAAACTGACTTCGCTAAGTATATCAAGGAAAGATATTCAATCGCGCACGGCGCAATCCTATCGGAGGACGAAGATGCTGATCAGTGAATACTGGAGCGAAGATAAAACTAAACGAGCAGAAGTTCATAAGACGAACGGAACGTTCTACGTTATCTTTTATGAAAATGAAATCAACGTTGCTACAGAAAAGTACATCGACAAAAGCCAAAGCTGGGCGGAGGCTGCTGCAGAAAATTATACGATGGGTATCAAGGTGATTCAAAATGGTAAACGTCGTTGACAATCCTGTAGCTCCCAAGTATAATTATATCGAACGTGAAGATATACCTAACTTTTTCTGTCTAAAGATTGAAGAAGGTGAGTTTGAAGGTATTATCTACCATTATGAAAATTTGAAGATTGCCGACGAAGAAGAGGAAGACGGCGGTGCCCTTCTTAACTTCAATTATCATATTGTAGAATCGTTTATTGCCGAAGAAATGATGACCGATAGTATCAAGACAAGATTTGAAGATACTATCGCATCTATTCTTTTTGATATTTTACAGAAACAAGTAGGAAGGATTGGGAATGAAGATCGAACTGACGATTCTAAAGAATCTAGTTCATAACGAAGATTTTGCCCGCAAGACTCTACCATTCCTAAAAGAAGAATATTTCAGCGATTCGTCAGAACGTGTTGTTTATAAGCGGATCGCTGAGTTCATGAATAAGTACAACTCACGTCCAACTCGTGAAGCGATTGGAATTGAGATTGAGTCAAGCACTAATCTAAGCGAAGAAGATCATAAGCGTTCGATGGAACTCGTTCGTGCGCTTGTTGAGCCAGAGCCTGTTACGATGGATTGGCTTCTAGAATCAACAGAAGCATTCTGTCAAGAACGTGCAGTGTTCAATGCAGTTATGGATAGTATCGCTATCCTCGACGGCAAAGATAAGAACCGCACAAAGAACTCCATTCCAGAAATCTTATCAGAAGCTCTCGGTGTATCTTTCGATAGTCATATCGGCCACGACTTCATCGAGGACTTTGAATCTCGCTACGACTACTATCACAGAGTTGAAGAAAAGATTGCATTCGATCTTGAGTATTTTAACAAGATTACTCGTGGTGGTCTTTCTCGTAAATCTTTAAACATTATCCTTGCTGGTACTGGTGTCGGTAAGACATTGGCTATGTGTCATTTTGCTGCAGCAAATCTGTCGATGGGTAAGAATGTTCTGTATATTACAATGGAAATGGCAGAAGAAAAGATTGCAGAGCGTATTGACGCAAATCTATTGAATATTGCTTCGGAGGATCTACAACAACTGCCTCGTGATTTGTACGAGAACAAGATTGCTCGTCTAAAGACAAAGACACAAGGTAAGTTAATCATCAAAGAGTATCCAACTGCTTCTGCGCATGCCGGCCACTTCCGTCACTTACTCAACGAACTAAATCTAAAGCGCAACTTTGTTCCAGATATCATTTACATTGACTATCTAAACATCTGTTGCTCGTCACGCATTAAACCTGGTGCTAATGTAAACTCCTATACATATATCAAGTCTATTGCTGAAGAACTTCGCGGTCTTGCAGTTGAGAAAAATTTACCTATTGTTTCAGCTACTCAAACCACCCGATCGGGTTATAGTAATAGCGATCCTGGACTCGAAGATACTTCAGAGTCGTTTGGTCTACCTGCTACAGCCGACTTTATGATTGCACTCGTAAGAGACGAAGGTATGGATGAGCGTGGGCAAATTTGTGTAAAGCAGCTCAAAAACCGATATAGTGATCCAGCCAATAACAAGAGGTTCTTTGTTGGTGTCGACCGTGTCAAGATGAGACTTTATGACCTTGAGGAATCAGCTCAAGAGGATTTGATTGACGACAATCGTGGCGGAAAGACTAAGCGTTCCGATGCCGTAATGGATAATACCAAATTTGGAATGGAAGATCGTGAAAGAAATAAACCCAAGCCTAAGTTCAATAACTTCAAATTCTGAATGGCTAAATAGCAAAGATATTGACATTGTTTTGCCTATAGAGTATGATAGTTCACTAAGCATTAAGGGAGGTGCCATGATCCCAGACGCTTTAGAATACTATAACGAGGCTAAAATAAGTATTACCGGGGGAGATGCCAAAAAGCGAAACTTCGTAAAGAAGGCTGCTCGCTGGATGCTTGGCTATACTTTAGGTAATCGTCTTGCTACCAATATAAGCCTTTCTATCAACCTTTCAGAAGATTTAAAAAATACCAGTATTTACGGCTCAGTCATTTGGGAAGATGCTAATCATCGACCTAGAGAATTTGATATGGATCTGTGTAACTATCTTAAAGATAGAATGTTGTATCGAGTCCTTGCTCACGAAATAGTTCACATTAGACAATATGCGACAGGTGATTTGAAAGATTTAGCAACTCATGCTGACTACTGTAAGTGGAAAAACAAAATGGTAAAGGCTGAGGGTAGAGGTCGTGGATCTTACTTTGATCTACCTTGGGAAGTAGAAGCTAGAAGAGATCAAGAAATTATTCTTAGGGAATGGAAACAAGTTCACGGATATCACTTCAAACAAAAAACTGGAGAATTGTATTGTGATTACGATGTATAGTAAAGATAACTGTCCTTGGTGTGTTCGTGCTAAGGATTTGATGAATGTGAAAGATGAAGAATATACAGAAATCAAAATCGGTCGTGACATTACTCGTGAAGAATTTATGGAACAGTTTCCTAATGTTCGCTCCGTTCCTTTCTTTATTACATCAAGCGGTTCGCAGATTACAACATACGAAGAGCTAAAAGCGTTTGTTGAAAATCCGGTTCGTAGCAAACCAGTATCATCTCTTTAATCAATCAGCTCTCATAGCTTAGTGGCTAAAGCCAGCCGCTCATAACGGCTTGATCGGGGGTTCGAGTCCCTCTGGGAGCACCATTTTCTAAATAAGAAATGCGCAATTTTATCTTTGCCATAGTATTGTCCGCTACGATGGGCGGCTGCTCATCACTGAATGATGCGTACTCCAATCCATATTATGTTAATGCGACTTGGTATCAGTGCTGTAAATACACAGCATCTGGTGAACGATTTAACCCCAACGGGGCCACAGCTGCACATAGAACGTATCCATTCGGTACTATGTTGCGAGTGACAAATCCTGATAACGGGCGATCCATAGTTGTCAGAGTAAATGATCGTGGTCCTTTTACGAAAGGCGTGGATCTAGACATTTCGAGAGGAGGTGCCCAAGAGTTGGGAATAATTTTACAAGGACGAGCGAAAGTTCGTGTGGAGGAACAACTTACGTCTAGATAAAATACGTCATTATATCTTCCTTTCGTAGCGAAAGCCAAAACAGGAGATAGAATGAAAGTTCTAAAAATAGTAGTAGCAATTCCATTTTTATTCTTAGCTGTGACTGCCGAAGCAGCTCCTAAGTTTACAAATAGAGTTGGATATGATGTAATAGACCTCGAAACTGAGGTTCCAGTTCGTAGAACTGAAAGTAGAAAAAGTGTCGATCCCATTACAGTAGCGAAAAAGTACGAAGGGATGCATGCTTATAAAGATAGAGCGACACTTAAAAGTTTGATGGATATTGATCCCGCAACAGTTGCATGGTGTGCTGGTTTTGTAAATGCAATACTAGAGAAAGCAGGTTTGACGGGAACTGATTCGTTACAAGCTCGTAGTTTTCTAAATTGGGGAACTGCGACCAAGACACCAAAAGAAGGTGATGTTGTGATCTTTACTCGTGGCAGAAGTCGTGAAGCAGGTCATGTTGGATTCTATGTCGGCGAAGAAGTCGTTGATGGAGTCCGTTATATCCTTGTGCTAGGAGGTAATCAACGCAAGGCAGTCAATGTAGCTTACTATCCCGCTCAACATGTATTGGGATATCGCAAAATTGGCTAATGACTAAGGAGGTGCTTGTTTCGTCATTAGTCGGGGGAGCGTGTGGTGCGCTCCCCCTTTTGCATTTATAAATAGCCACATGGCAGATCAAACATCTATTCAGGAAGCAGCTCAAGCTCTATTCTGTGCTATGGCAGACTATACTGGTGCCAGTAAGGTTGCAACCATATTTGATGCTAATATTCATCCGACATATACCATATTCAAAGATTATTGGGATAACAATAACAAAACCAATAAGATCAGTTCAATCTTTTCTAAACAAGTTAATGCACCAGGTGTATCGCTAACAGAAATTGAAAATCTATTCAAGAATGATCTTGGTTGGTATGGTTCTTCAGTCGCTATTGCTCGTCAGTTAATTCTTGATATTGATGATATCAGTAAAAAGTTTAGCAAGATCAAAACACCAAATTGGACAGATATCTACTATGTTCGCGGCGATTCTGATATTATGAAAAATATCGAATTGCTATTCAAGATTGCAAATGATGTACAAAAAAAGACTGGTGGTATTGTTCTTGGAGACGTAAACAAATGGTCACCTGCTGATATTTACTTTGCTTCTCCTGTGGCAAAAGCAACCATTGCTGATCTTTTAACGCAGGCCAAAAAGAATCCTATAACATTCAATAAAATGAATAGTGCTTTAAACAAACTTATCAATGATGGTCAGCTATTACCTGTATCATTAAAGAAGCAACCTGCAAAAGTTCATATTCTAAAAGTTAACTTTGATAGAAAACAGGAACTGGCTGCTATTGAAAAGTATAGCTATATTGGAACAAGCAACTGGAAAGTCTATACAAAAGAAGCTCCACAAACTAGAGATTTGAAAATCTTTTTTGATAAGACATCAAAAACAACACATATCAAAACACGCCACGATGCGTCTGGTAATAAGTTTGTGACTGAAGTTCAAACAACTGGTGCACTAGCACGTGGTGGTTCTATTGGCTCTGTTCAAATTATAGCAACACTTATGAGTGTAATTGATCCTTCTTTTGCATCAAAATTTCAAAAGGCCTATAACGAAGGCTCTGCAGAATTTGCTAAAAGAATGAAAGACAAAGACATGATTAAGTTGAAAGAGAAAGATAAGAAAAAGTTTGATGCTGTTCGCGGTGAATACAGCGCAATGATGGTAACAAACAAAATCTTTCCAATGTATATGAAATGGTTGAATGCTGATCAAAAAAGAGCTGATGCTTATGTACAGCTTATCTACCAATATATAACATCACGCACAGAAGTATCAGGTAGATTTATTATCGCTAAGTAAATTAGGTAACAATGAAAAAGCTCTCCACATTTATTACTGAAGAAAAGAACCTTCACATGGAACACATTGAGGATCTAATCCTCAATGATGGCGTTGCTGGTGCGAAGCAAATTTTCAAGTTCCTTTCTGCTACTCGTGATATGCTTGCCGGTCATACAAAAGCTAGAGTAGCAGCGACTGTCAAGTGGGACGGAGCTCCCGCTATCTTCGCTGGCGTTGATCCTCGCGATGGTAAGTTCTTCGTTGCTAAGAAGGGTATCTTCAATAAGAATCCTAAGATCTATAAGACGACTGCAGAAATCAATGCAGACCTAGAAGGTGATCTAGCTGCTAAGTTTATCGTTGCATTGCGTGAGTTTAAGAAGCTCGGTATCAAGTCTGGTGTATATCAAGGTGACTTGATGTTTACAAAAGGTGACGTCAAGTCAGAAACGATTGACGGTGAAAAGTATTATACATTTCAACCAAACACTATTGTATATGCCGTTCCTGTGAACTCTGCTCTCGGTAAAACTATTGCCAAAGCAAGTATCGGTGTCGTTTGGCATACAACCTACGAAGGCGATAGTTTCGAAAACATGCGTGCTTCGTTCGGTAAAAGTATTGTTAGTCATCTAACTAAAGTTGGTACGATCTGGATGGACGATGCGACTTACAGAGACGTCAGCGGAACTGCTACATTTACCGCAGCTGAAACTACTCGTTTCAATTCAATTTTATCACAGGCTGGTACGATTCTACAGAAGCTTCCAGCAGATGCAGTTAATGCGTTTGCAAATGATGAAGAGCTTCTGATGCGTGTTAAGACATACAATAACTCTAAGGTTCGTGCAGGTGAAAAGATCAATAACACAACTTCACACGTTGCTGGTTTTATTCATTACATGAACGATTACTATCAGAAAGAAGAAGATAAGAAAAAAACTCCAGCTGGTAAAGCTGCGGTCAAACAAAAGAAAATGGCGTCGTTCGGTCCTATTGTTAGAACGCCACTCGTTCAGCTCAAGATGATCTTCGACTTTATGAATCTGGTTGTTGACGCCAAGATGATGATTATATCTAAGATGAACTCCGCTGGTACTATAAGTACATTCCTACGCACTAGCAACGGAATGAAGGTCACTTCACCAGAAGGTTATGTCGCTGTTGATCACTTAACTGGTGGAGCAGTCAAACTGGTAGATAGATTAGGATTTAGTCAAGCTAACTTTAGTCCTGATATTATCAAGGGATGGCAGAGATGAAATCCTTCTCAGAGTTCATTACAGAAGAAACATACAATCGCGAAAAACATATAAAGAAACTAGCTAAGATGGCAAAGACTTTGGAAAACCAAATTCGTAGGACCAACCATAGTTCTAAAAATATGACAACTTGGCGACTTATCAGTAAATACGATGATCTAGTTCAGGAGATAAGAGACAAAGATTATGAGGGTTGGAAAAAGTTCTGTAAAGATCGTGACTGGAGCACATCTCATAGAGGCAATGATTTTCTAGCATAAAGGAGAAGTAAGATGGATATCATTATCGGATTCGCATTAGGTCTAATCGTTGGCTGGAACTTTCTTCCACAGCCATCTTTTATAAAAGGTTGGATCGACAAGCTACGCTCAAAGTAATCTGACCCGCGTCAACAAAGACTATTATAATGTATAGTATTGTGATTGTCAAGTCTTTTTATAAATAAGAGAGCAGAAAGCTATGGCAATCCTGCTCTCAATTTGTTTGCGGTCAGGCTACGGCAATCCCGCGAGGAGAATATGAAGAAAGTCGTTTTTACATTTGGGCGTATGAATCCGCCCACGACTGGACACCAGTTGCTTGTCAATAAGCTGGTGGCTTATGCTCGTCAGATTGGAGCAGCTCCTCGCGTTTATCTTTCTCACTCAGTCGGTCCAAAAGATCCCCTACAATACGATAAGAAGATTGCGTTTGCACGAGCGGCATTTGGTTCGCTTGTAAAAAAGTCAAATGCACGTCATGTTATAGACATTCTCAAGTCACTTGAAAAAGAAGGCTATACTCACGTCACGATGTTCGCTGGTTCAGATCGTGTACCTGAGTTTACCAAACTTCTTACAAAGTACAACGGCGACTTATATAACTTTGAATACATCGAAGTAAAGTCGGCTGGCGAACGTGACCCAGACGCTGATGACGTATCTGGAATGTCAGCGTCAAAGATGCGTGCTTTGGCTAAAGATGAAAAGATTGCAGAGTTTATTCGTGGTGCACCAAATACACTTAAAGCTGCACAAGCAAAGAATATGTATATGGCAGTACGTAAAGCTTTACTAGGAGAAGACGTAATGGAATATGGTCAGAACGAACGTTTTCTTGAATTTATCTTTGAAGGAGATACTAAAGAAGATGATCTATCTGATTTTCCTTCTGACGGTGAAATCGCAAAACAATTTGATGATTTAGATGCTGACGATCTTGATCTTGATGACGCAGATGCAATGATGCTTGATATTATTCTTGACGATGAAGAATCAGAAAAAGAAGAAGTTGAAGAGGCAAGAGTCCTTGGTATTCAACAGCGTCAAAAACTATCACAGCGTATGAAGGCTATGTCGAAGCGTCTTGCTCGTTTGCGTGAAATCAAGCGAAAGCAAATGCCAGCACAAAAACGTTTAAAGATGCGCGCTCGCAAGGCTGCTCTTATGCTTCTTCGTAGACGCGCGACTGGCAAAAAGAATTTAGATTATAATTCACTTTCGCGTTCACAGCGTATCGCAGTAGACACAGCTCTCGTGCAACGCTTTGGTAATAAACTTAACTCGCTTGTTGGTCGTTTGGCAACACGCCTTATGCCTCGCGTTCGTAAGCAGGCACAAGAATATGTAAAGAAGGCAAAGGAAATGAAAGAACAGGTTGTTGATCCAAAGAAGAAAACACAAATTCCTGATCAGGCTAAAGATAGTCCGTTAAATTTGGATGCACTCAAGATTAATATTCTTGATACCGATCCTCAAAAGAACGACCGTGTTGCTCCAGATCCTAAGACTGCACATCTTCACAAAAATCGTGCGGCAACACACTTTAAGACTGTTGACGAAGGACGTAAGGCCGCCGGCGATATGCATGTTCGTGATGCAGGCGATACAAATATTGTATATCAAATGCGTAAGATTATCAATTCTCGTGGTGATCATGAGACAGTATTTGCTGATGGCAAAAAAGCAAACATCTCTGTGGCTGATGCCAAAAAGATGATCGCTCATTTTGACGCTTTACGTATGCCTGCTGATAAACACGACTTTACAGTTCAAGCAGGTAAATCGCTGTCGTCTTTCCGCGATATTCTTTCTCATGGTTATAAGAAGCCAGCCGACAAAAAGATATCGCTCGGTGGTAAATCATTTAAGGAATTTTATCTTGGTGTAGGTCGTTCGCGCACTGTATCAGCATACGATAATGATGAACCACCAGGAACTCGTCGTATTGCTGAAGTAGCAAAAGACGAAGATCGCCCAGAAGATCCAAACCGCTCACGTCCACTTTCACAAAAGATGGATGTTTTGATGCGTCTTGGTCTTGTTGACTCAGATGAACTTCAGAAGTATCGTCGTGCACTGCGTTCGTCTAAAAAGTTTGCACTTCAAAGTCCAGAACTGCGTATGAAGTTGGCTGATCTACTCGACAAGCTAATTGATCTTACAACCAAGGATCCAGCAACTTATTCTCGCGTTCGCTACAACGTAGTAACAAAAGAAGCTATGGCACTTCTTAATAAAGCTGAAAAGTCTGGCGTTGATGTAGATATTATCTTTGAAGTATTCTCTCGCGGATATAATACTAATGAAGATATCAACGAAGCATTCGCTCGTGTTAACTCATTCATTGCTGGCGGAAAGGCTGCTGACATGGATAATGATCTTTCTGAAAAAGTAAATCTACCTCATAAGTATCGTGCAGGTCTTTCTGATAAAACAGCCGCTGCTCGTAAATCTCATTGGGATAAAATGAGTAAATATTCCGATAGAGATCCTCGTGCATACGAGCCAGCACCTGGTGATGCTACTGCTAAAACCAAACCATCTAAACATACACTAAAGTATAAGAGAATGTATGGAGAAGAAGTTATGGACGAAAGTTCCGATTCAGGATTGGCAGCAAAAGCTAAGAAGTCTGGGGTTTCACTTTCTACACTAAGAAAAGTATATCGCCGTGGTGTAGCTGCTTGGAACTCTGGACATCGTCCAGGTACAACTCCACAGCAATGGGGAATGGCTCGTGTCAACTCTTACATTACAAAAGGCAAGGGAACATACCATGGTGCAGATAAAGATTTGCGTGAAGAAGATATTGATGAAGCATGTTGGGATACACACAAGCAAGTTGGTATGAAAAAGAAAGGAGACCGTATGGTTCCTAACTGCGTTCCTAAAGAAGAACAGGTCGACGAAGTTCTTGATACAACAACTGCTCGTATGGACTATCTCCAGAAAGCAGGAAAGCAGATGTATGGTAAGGGATCGGCTGATGCTAAGTCACAGACTTTCAAGAAGCGTCTTGCTGGTGCAAAGTTGTTCAACAAAATGACAGATCGTAAGCCAAAAGTTCCTCTGCATAAGGAAGCTGTATCAGATGCTGCTCGTGCAAAGCTTGGTGATGTTGCAAAGAAGCACGGCGGAAAGGTTGGTTTTAGTTCTACCACATATAAGAACGGTAAGAAAGTTACAACTCATGGTCACTATAATGAAAAGGGTGAAAGAGTTGTAACTCATACAACCAACGAAGGATGGATTTCACTCGGCGCAACTAAACCAGGCGGAAAGCCAAGATCATTCGTAACAGATAAATCAAAGTATGTAAAGAAGAAGGGTGTTGAGCTGCGCGATCCAGATCCAAAGCCATCGCCTGCTGACAAGAAAGCTCGTTTTAACGAATCTTTTTCTGAACAGCTTTCTACACACGAACCAATACCTCTACACAAAAGAGCAAAGCGTGTTAAAAGTTTTCATGCTTGGGAACCAAAAGCAATTAAATATAATGACGAATCTATTCAACGTACAGCAGATGTAAAAATGGTAAAAACAAAACTACCTGATGGTCGTATTGTTTATCGTAGAGAACGTGCAGTTACAAATGTACAACAAGAAATGTATACTGGTTCAGAACCAGTATCAGGTAATAGAGCAGATCCAGCAAATCGTTTTGTAGGAACTAATGCTATTCGTCAGAACTATGCTTCTGTAACGCCTGGTCAGGGATCAGCAGCTGGTGAAATCGCAGTTGCTAAGTTTGCACCAGAAAAAGTAGATTATACTTCTTCTATGAAAAAGAAAACACATACAGAAGTAGATCAATCAAAAGACAATGCTGGCAAAAAACATTTAAGTGATATTCGTAAAGCACTTGGCGGTATTCGCGAATCGAACGATCTAAATGAATCATTCTCTGCTGGATTTGAACTAGCGCCATTTGCACGCGACTATGGAATGAGAGTTCAATCTTCTTTTGAACATCATCCTAGTGTTCAAGAAGAACTTGATGCGCAAGAAGATGGAGTAAATGAAGCTATATATCAGGGACGTCAAGTTCCTCTTAACAAACCAATGAAAGGCGATGTTAAGAAATCTAAGGTCTATGTAAGAGATCCGTCAACGGGTAACATAAAGAAGGTAAACTTTGGTGATAAAAATCTAAGTATTAAAAAAGATCAACCTGCTCGTAAGAGATCATACTGTGCTCGCTCAAGCGGTCAGGGTAATCTAACCAAAAAGACCAGTGCTAATTACTGGTCGCGTAGAGCATGGAATTGTTAATATAGGAGAAATGAAATGATGAATGATATGTATATTTGGGGTGGTATTGCTCTTGCTGTTATTGTTTTTGGATGGTTGGTATGGCCTAAGGATGAAAAGCCTGCACAGTTGGATCCAGTAAAGCCTGAGCCAACTCCAGAACCAGTAAAGGAAGCACCAGTGGCTACAACTAAGAAGGCAACAAAGAAAGCAGCTGCTCCTAAGAAGGCTGCTCCAGCTAAGAAAACACCTGCTGCTAAGAAGGCTCCAGCTAAGAAGGCTAAGAAGAAGTAATGGAAGAACTTGTAGAATCGCTCAAGAAATGTCTCGCTTCCACGTTTGCGTTCTATCTTAAGGCGCACAACTATCACTGGAACGTAGAAGGTCATAGCTTCTCGGAGTATCATACCTTCTTGGGTGATCTCTACGCTGAAGTATGGGGTGCGGTTGATCTTATTGCAGAACACATCCGCACCCTCGACGCTTATGCTCCTGGATCGTTCACACGTTTCCAGCAGCTCTCTTCAATTGAAGACGAGATGAGTGTACCAACTGGTCGTATGATGATGGCTAAGTTGCTCGCTGACAATCAACGTATTCTTTCTGATCTTATGGCTGCTCATCGTGCAGCAGAAGCTATGGGTAAGCGCGGTATTGTAAATTTCCTTGAAGATCGTATCGACATTCACGAAAAGCATGGTTGGATGCTACGCTCATTTACTAAAGGCGAATAATGGCTCAGTTTAGAACCGATACGAGTAGATATCTGAATAACTGCAACACGATCTTTGAGGTCGTGATGCTTGCTGATCCTTATGGAAATCGTATTGGTCCTGCTAATCCATCAGGTGTAGCAGTTGATGCGTTTGGACGCGCACGTGTAACAACACCACTCACATTATTCGATTCATCACATAGATATCGTGATAACGGTGAATGGGCTACATCAAATACAGTTGGAACAACTTATACTTTCAATCAAAATGAAGGCTTAGTTAAACTAAATGTAACAACTAGCGCAAATCAAGAAATCATTCGCGAAACTAAGAAAGTGTTTTCTTATCAGCCAGGTAAGTCGTTACAGATTCTAAACACGTTTGTAATGGCTTCACCAAAAACTGGATTGCGTCAGCGTGTCGGATACTTTGGTGCAAATAACGGTATCTATCTTGAACAATCTAACAGCGATATTTACTTTGTGGAAAGAAGCTGGTCTACTGGATCACTAAAAGAAACACGAGTAAGTCAAGCAAATTGGAACGTAGATACACTACTTGGCGCAGCAAATACAAGTCCATCGCATAAAACTTTAGATTTGACTAAAGCTCAAATTATGTTTACCGATATTGAATGGCTTGGGCTTGGTACAGTTCGTTGTGGATTTGTTATCGACGGTCAGTTAATTCACTGTCACTCATTTCATCATGCGAACTATATCACATCAACGTATATGACGACGGCTTCGCTGCCGCTGCGTTACGAGATTAAAAATACTGCTGTTACCGCAAGCAATAGCACGCTCAAGCAAGTGTGTTCTTCAGTTATTTCAGAAGGCGGATACGAGCTTAGAGGAACACAACAGTCTATTTCTCTTCCAGTAAGTTTACCTAGAGATCTAGCTGTTGCAAATACTTCGTATCCTGTAATTTCATTACAGTTAAAATCAACACCAGATAGACTTGACGCCATAGTCATTCTTACAGCGCTTAATCTATTTGGTATAGGTAACAACGGAAGATTTAGATATCAAATTGTTGTGGGTGGTACGTTAACAAGTCCTTCGTGGGTTTCCGCTGGATCTGATTCGGCTGTAGAGTATGATACATCAGCTACGGCTATAACAGGTGGAGCTGTAAGAGCCACAGGATATTTTGCATCAACTACTCAGTCAGCTACACCAGTTGATGCGCTCAAAGAAGCGCTGTTTAGATTTCAACTTTCACGAGATGGTTTGACAAGAACACCAGTTCCGCTGTCTCTTGTTGTAGCATCTGTAAATGCTGGAGATGATGTATTAGCTTCTGTAGATTGGGAAGAAATTTCAAGATAAGGAAAACAAATGTCGTATCGTAGCTTAGAAAACACTATTCGTGATGCTACTCGCTCTAAGGTAGAACAGCAGCCTGTTGCTAAACTACATGAAGAAGTTGATGACGAAGGCAACATGGCAAAAGGCGAACTTCGCATGATCGCGTCGCGCGCGCAGGAACTTATTTCTATGCTTGACGATAACACACAGCTTGAGGGATGGGTGCAGAGCAAGATCACCAAAGCTGAAGATTATATTAACTCAGTTTACGATTACATGAAGGGTCAGAAAGGAAACTAAAATGTCAATAGATCCAAACAAGTTTGGTCTTACACCATCTCTATTAGAAACTGTTAAAGAAGCTCTCAAAGGAGATCAGCACAAGCTTGACGTTGCTGAGCCAAAAGGAAAGCTGACATCAGCAGACTTCAAGAAGTTGCGCGGCGAAAGCGCAAAGCCAGACTATCTAGATTTCGATAAGGATGGTAACAAAAAAGAGCCAATGAAAATAGCTCTTAAACAAAAGAATGAAGTTGCTGACGGTAACAAAGCAAACTTCAAAGCAAATATGAAAGAAGACGCAGAAATTGTTGAAGCAGCACCACCGCCAGCACCACAACCAAATGTTGGTGCAGCTATGGATGCTCGTAAGTCTGAAGTACAGCGTAAGATTGCACAAAAGCAAGCTGCTCATCAACAAGCAAAAGCTAATAGACGTATTTCTGGTACAATGAAAGAAGCAGGCGGCAAGTGCAGCTGCGGCGAAGATAACGGATCAAAAATGAAGTGTGAAGTACATGGTGGTCCACGCAATAGACAAATGGTAAAGGGTGGAAAAGAACAAATTGTTGTCAATCCACCACTCAAGGAAGCTGGTGAACTACCTAAGAAGGTTGTTACTAAAGGTCACGAGATTGCTAAGTCGCTAATCAAGCATCGTGCTAAGGTTAAGTCTCCTTATGCAGTAGGCATGGCAACAGCTAAGAAATCGGCTGGTATCAAGGAAGATGCAGAGCAGGTCGATGAAGTTAGTGCAGAAGTAAAGAAGAACAATCCTCTGGTCTTTGGAGATAAGAAGAAATCAAATCCTCTTGTTTACGGTGACAAAAAGAGAGACAATCCTTTAGTTCATGGCGACAAGAAAAAGTCTAATCCCCTTGTTCATAGAGAAGATATACAGGTTGATGAGGCAACAAAAAGTGGTGATGCTAGTTGGAGAGTTCCAAGTCATGTTAAGAAACATTTAGAAGATAAGCATGGACCTGCGCATTCAATTCATATATCTTCGGATGGATCAAAGATACAGCATATTGTTCGTCATCTTGATGACGACGGACACGATTCTTATGAAACTAGAACACATAGTTATAATGGCAAAGCGCCAGTCAAAGATCGTGCTGTTGGTAAATTGCTGAAGCATACAAAACCACGTATGAAATAAAGAATGAATAAAAAAGACTAAATACTAATCTATATTATGCCGAGTAGTCGCTAACACGAAAAGCGGAAAGGAAAAGACAAATGGCACTTTGGGGTTTTTCAAGAGAATCAGGTCAGGTAGCATCTGGTGCAAATACAGTAGCCGGTATCGTAAAGGGTTATCGCCCTCTTCCAGTTGCTTCTGGTTCACAAGCTGACGGTACAACCAACATCCAGGTTGCTAATAAGCGCAACGTGATTGCAACCGATAAGGGTTGGGTTCGTCGTCAGAATCGCGTAGATACACACGGCAACGTTCGTCAGTTTGACGAAGTCCTTGTTGCTGCGTCTCCTGGATCAGGATTCAACTACAATGCAAATACCTATCTGGGCAATCCAGATATCGTAGAAATCTACGTCAAGACAAACGCAAATAACGTAATCTCAGCAAACGTATCTGCTAACCTCTACGTTGTGTTCAATATGCCAGTTGCATTCAAGGCATCTGGTAATACAATCACAATCAATCTTGCTAACACAGCTGGTGGTAACAACGGTGTTGCTCGTTATATGGGCGGTCGTGCAAATACAGCTAACAACGTTCTTGTATTCACAATGCCTAAGCTGCAAGGTGGCACAGGATCTGCTAAGGCAACATATCATGTCAATGCTCAGTCTCTGGCTGTAACAGGTGGTGGTAACTCGCTTTACTATCCAGAAGCTGGTTCGAACGCAACAAAGCATGCTGCTAACCTTGTGATTACTGGTGCTGTTGCTAATAACCTGTCAAACGGTTGGGGTAATCGTATTATCAACTTTACAGTATCACCTAAGGGTATTTAATCGGATCGGGGTCGCTAAATGGCTGACAAGAAGGTAACACAACTTACAGCGTTGACGACAACAGCGGCTCCAGATCTGCTGATGATCGTTGACGATCCAAATGGAACACCAGTATCGAAGAAGATTACAGTAAAGAACTTCTTCGGTGCTGTTCCGTCAAATACGGTATTTAGTGCAAACGTAACTATATCTGGCAACAGAGTTCAGCTTGCGTCGAACGTGAACATCACAAAGACGCTCACTGCCAACACAGTCAAGATTACATTTGGTTCCACACCTGCGTCAAACAATGCTACAACTGTAGGTATGGCTGTAGGTGAAATGCGTTTCACAAATACTCATTTGTACATTGCAGTAAATGCAACAACTATTAAGAGAGTAGCACTGGATACATTCTAATATGATTAATAAAGTGATTGAGTTTCTTTTAGATAATGATGCAGATGAAAATGCTCATAGCGGCCGTAACTTGTTAAATCATCTTTTAGGTACGGCCGAGCTACTAATGGAATGGAAATGCGATAAAGATTTAGTTCTTGCTGGGCTTTGTCATTCAATTTACGGAACTGATTCTTATCACACTGTTACAATTGATCCATCAAGGCGTGACGAAGTTCGAGCCTTGATTGGTGAAAAAGCAGAAAAGCTTGCTTGGGAATTTGGTAATCGAAAGAATCCACGTATAGTATCGTTTATTGAAAACAAAGAAACCGATTTAGTTGTTATTGAGTGTGCGAATCTAATAGAGCAGAAAGTTGAGCCTCATAATTTGGCTGCTGCTCTTGTTCTTGATTTACCAGAAACAGTTCGCGAAAGCGTAAACAACTATCTAGGAACATACTAATGTCTATCGAAGCAGCAGGATCATATGTCGCAGCTAAGTCTGCCTCAGCAGCAGGCGGATTGCTTGGCGGATTGACTATGTTTGCATTTATGCGTCCTAAAACAATTTTAGATGCCACTATTCGCGGCGGTGTATGTACTGGTACAGCAATTATTTTTGCTCCTATTTTGTGCGAATGGTTTGATGCTAGATTGAGTGTAGATCATCTTTTAGCAGCCGGAGCAGTTATTGGATTTTTAGCGTGGGGTGTGTTGTCGATGACAGCACGCTTTTTTATTAAGGCAGATGCAGCCAACAAGGATATCGTGGAGGCTGCACAAGAAATTAAAAAGTGAGATGAAAGGTAAATTGGACGATTCAAACTTCTTTCTTTATGCGGCACATCATTATTCTAATCCATGTGTAGATCAACAAGAGTTTATAGACGATTTAAATAGAATTAAAAATCTTCGCAGACTTTTTGGTCGTTATGAAAAACATGGTGAACTTAAAGAAAGATTGATACTAAATCATTTGATGGTGCTATACAATGTGTTTGAGCATAAAGCTTTAACGCGGATGTTGGTATTCAAGCTATATGATCAGTTGCATATTTTGAAGCCATTTCTTATGCTACTTAACTATTGGCCTGAGATTGTAGAAAATATTGGTAGTGATAATTTAACTATTAGATCAAACGAAGTTGTTATGGATATGCGAGTTGTTGATGTTCTAAGGAAAATCTAATGCTCGACGAAGTATCTCCAAAGCTCGTAGGAAAAGTCAACAAAGCTCGTCTAACGACTCCAGCTAAGTCACCTGCTGCGCGTGAGACTTTGCGCAAAGCTGTAAAGAAAGCATGGCTGAAATCTAAAGTTGGCATCGTTAAAGAAGATCTGGGTGGCGGAGATGGTTCTCCTACAACTGGTGGTATCGCAAACGTAGCAGGACCAGAAACAAGCACATCAAACGTTCATTGGAGCAAGCGCCAACCTAACATGGGTCCGAAAGGTCCAAAGAAAAAGTATGGTCAGCCAATGATGTTTAAAGCAGTCATGCGTCGTAAGATGACTGGAGAACAAACAGTATTCTATAAAGCACTCGGAAAGCGCGTGAAAGCAGTAAGTCGCACGAGCGCAATGGGAGGTGGTAGTGATGGATCAGGCGGAAACGGTGGAGGCGGCGGAGGTAACGGAGGCGAAAGTGTTCAGCGCGAACACATCGTCAAAGTCGGTAGTCAGTACCGCCTCGTCTCAAAATCGTCAGGAAAAAATCTCGGAACGTATCCTTCGAGGGCGGGCGCAGAGAAACGAGAACGCCAAGTCCAGTATTTCAAACACAAAGGATAAGCGTATGGGTATCGGTATTAAGATAGCGATTGCTGCCATTCTGTTCTCAGTTATCTCTGGTGGATACTTCTACATCGAAGCTCTACAAGGTAAACTGGAAGCAGCTAAAGAAGTGCAGCAACGCATGGAAGGCGTAATCACTCAACAGAAAATGGTCATGGAACAAACTCAACGTGACCTCAAGCGCATGGGTGAAATCAATCAAGAAGTTGCAGCCAAAGCTCAGGCTGCACAGAATGAAGTCAATGCTCTTACTCGTAAGTTCTCAAGACTAGATAATATAGCAAAGAATCCGCCATCTGATACAGAAAATCGTGTCAATCGTGGCACAAGAGATGCTTTGCGTTGTAATGAATTGGTAACAGGTGCACCATTGACAGCCGAAGAAAAAAGCGGTAAGATTAGAAACAATATCTGTAATGATCTGATTCAGGCTCAGCTGCCCAAGAAGGAGTCAGCCCAATGAAAGTAGTGATTGCTGGGCTTTGTGCCCTATTCCTTGCTGGTTGTGACGAAACGACCAAAGTTTTTGATAAGCCAGTTCTCGTAGAACGAGCAGAACTTATTCTACCTCCAATCAATTCAATTAGTCAAAGCGAGATGAAATGGATTGTCATCACGCCTGAAAACTATGCAGCCAAAGTACAGGAACTTAGTGGTAAAGGTGATGTTGTTCTCTTTGCTTTGACTGCGCAAGGCTACCAAGCTTTGTCTATAAATGTGGCTGAGTTGCGTAAATACATCCAACAACAAAATGCCGTAATTGCAGCCTATAAAGATTATTATAAGCAGCAGGAGCAGAAATAGTCTTGACATTCTTCATTGAACTTATTATAATGAATTTATGTCTATTGTCACTGACCATAAGTATGCACAGATAATCTCTACCAAACTTCTGCTATTCAAGCGGAAGTCTGATAGGGTTTATAATTTCCGTTGTCCTTTCTGTGGCGATTCACAGAAGAACAAGTTGAAGGCGAGAGGCTATCTGTTTGAGAAATCAGGTGGACTCATTTACAAGTGTCATAATTGCGATGTTGGTACTAATCTTGGTAAACTTATTGATCTCGTTGATCCTGGTCTTGCCAAATCATACAGACTAGAATCATACAAAGATCGTATTGCCACAAACATTGTGGACGATACTTTTGTTATTCCAAAGACAGAAGTAGAACGACCTTCTATTATTCTTGACGAGATGCTATCTCGTCTTGATAAACTTCCTGCACATCATCGTGCAGTTGAGTATGTTAAAGCTCGCCAGATTCCAAAAGAACGCTGGAACGATTTATACTACACAAAAAATTACAAAGAGCTTGAAACGTTGAATCCAGCCTACGAGGGGCGTCTGGTAGCAGACGAACGGCTTGTGATTCCGTTTCGACGCGAGGATGGGTTACTTACTGGCGTTACAGGTCGCGCTATGGGTAACTCATCCTTGCGTTATGCTACACTTCGTATTACTGATGATCCTCTAATCTATGGCCTTGATCGCGTGGCTAGAGGAAAAACTATATATGTCACAGAAGGTCCAATCGACAGTATGTTTCTCGACAACTCGATAGCTGCTGGCGGTACAGACTTTAATAGAGCTTTGTATAATGTCTCTGGTGAGAATGTTGTCTTGATATTTGATAATCAACCGCGAAACAAACAAGTCGTAAAGCGTGTCGAATCATTTGCTCAACGAGGCTATTCTATGGTTATTTGGAATTCAAGTTGGACATATAAAGATATTAACGACGCAGTTTTATCTGGACTTAGTAATTCACAGATTGAGTTTATACTAAATAAATCCACGTTTAAGGGCCTCGCCCTTAAACTGGCAATCCGAGATTGGAAGAAGTGCTAACACAGAGCAACTCTGTGAACAATATTATATTGTCCGAACAAGAAGAAACGGAGTAACCATGTCAAATTCTTTACCGACCCTTTATCAACAGTTCATTCATCTTTCACGTTATTCAAGATTTTTGTGGGATCAGGGTCGTAGAGAAAGTTGGGAAGAAACAATCGGACGTTTCTTTGACTTCTTTGAATCACATCTAAAAGAACAGCACAACTACGACATCAAGAATCTGCGCAAGGAACTCGAAGATGCAGTTCTTTCACAGAAGATCATGCCTTCAATGCGTTGCGTTATGACTGCTGGTGAAGCACTGAAGCGTGAGAACGTTGCTGCTTATAACTGTTCATACGTTGCTGTCAATAGCCCACGTTCATTTGACGAAATTCTTTATATCCTTATGAACGGAACTGGCGTTGGTTTCTCTGTCGAGTCAAAGGATGTAGAACAGCTCCCAATTATTGCAGAAGATTTCCATCCATCAGACACAACCATTATGGTTGCAGACTCAAAGCTCGGTTGGGCTAAAGCGCTCAAGGAACTCATTCATCTTCTCTACTCTGGTCAGATTCCTCGTTGGGATCTATCCAAGATTCGCCCAGCAGGAACACCGCTCAAGACTTTCGGTGGTCGTGCATCTGGTCCAGAACCACTCGACGCTCTATTCAAGTTTTGTGTTGACGTATTCAAGAAGGCTTCTGGTCGTCGTCTAAACACATTGGAATGCCATGACATTGTATGTAAAATTGCTGATATTGTTGTTGTGGGTGGCGTTCGTCGTTCTGCTCTTATTTCTCTTTCAGATCTGAATGACGACCGTATGCGCACAGCTAAGTCTGGTCAGTGGTGGCTTGACGAATCACAACGTGCGCTTGCTAACAACTCCGCTATCTACAAAGAAAAACCTGATATGGGTATTTTCATGGAAGAGTGGAAGTCGCTCTATGAATCTAAGTCTGGTGAGCGTGGTATCTTCAATCGTGCAAGCGCGAAGGCTACTGTAGCAAAGCACGGGCGTCGCGATCCTAACTACGACTTCGGAACTAATCCTTGCTCGGAAATTATTCTACGCGACAAGGAATTCTGTAATCTGTCAGAAGTTGTTATTCGTGAAACTGATACAATGGAAACTCTGAAGGAAAAGGTCTATTGGGCAACTATTCTTGGAACATGGCAGTCAACGCTAACCAACTTTAAGTATCTCTCATCATCATGGAAAAAAAATTGTGAAGAAGAACGCCTTCTCGGCGTTTCAATGACAGGAATCATGGACAATGACCTTACCAACGGAAAGATTCCAGGACTCGCAGAAAGACTCGAACAGCTCAGAGCAATCGCAGTCGAAACCAACAAGAAGTTCGCTAAGGAAATTGGTATCCCTCAATCAGCTGCTGTTACTTGCGTTAAGCCCTCTGGCACTGTTAGCCAGCTTACTGATGCTGCTTCTGGTATTCACGCACGCCATAATCCATACTATATTCGAACTGTTCGCGCCGACAAGAAAGATCCGTTAGCAGCTCTTATGATCGACGCTGGTGTTCCAGTTGAAGATTGCGTGATGCGTCCAAACAACGTCTATGTGTTCTCGTTCCCAATGAAGGCTCCAGAGAATGCTGTATTCCGTCAGGATATGTCTGCTATCGAACAGCTGGAACTCTGGGTTACTTATCAGGATCACTGGTGTGAACATAAGCCATCTGTCACGATTTCTGTTAAGGAACATGAATGGCTCGACGTTGGTGCGTGGGTCTACAATCACTTCGATAAGATGTCAGGTGTTTCGTTCCTCCCATTCAGTGAGCACGTCTATAAGCAAGCTCCTTATCAGGATTGCTCGAAGGAAGAATACGAAGCGTTCGCTGCTAAGATGCCTAAAAACATCGACTGGAGCAAGCTCAAGGATTATGAAAAGACTGACACTACAACTGGAGCGCAGGAACTTGCTTGCGTTGCTGGTGGATGTGAGATTTAATCAATGCCTGATAAGGATCTTACCTGTCCCTGTGGAGAGCACGATTATCTAGTTTCTTATGAAGGTCGTGGCAAAAAAGAACAACCAACTTTCTGTCCCTTTTGTGGGGCAGACGGAGCAACCGAAGGTATAGAGCTAGAGGAAGATGAGGATGATGAATGAATCGTTAATGAGTATCAATGAGCGTTATAATAGCTTATTAGATAGAATTGACAATATAAAGGCCAGTCTACACTTGCTAGCAGCAGAAGAACTAAATGCTGCTTCCAATGAAATTAACAAGTTGGAAGCTATTCTGAAGCAGCTTGAAGATTTGTATCCAGAAGAGGTATCTGGTCATACTATATAAAGTATGGCTACCTATGATAACCCGTGGACATTTAACGGAAAAGAGTTTGACAGTGAAGATATCGGAACCTCGTATGGGTTTGTGTATGTTATTACAACACCGGAAGGCCAGAAGTATATCGGAAGAAAATACTTCTGGTCTATCCGTAAAGCCCGTGGAAAGAGTCGCCGCCAGCGATCCGAATCCGACTGGAAAACATACTATGGATCCAGTGACATACTCAAGGCAAAGATCAAGGATTCTGATAAATCCCTCTTCAGGCGAGAAATAATCTCTTTACATTCGACAAAAGGTAGAGTAAACTATGAAGAAGTCAGAGAGCAATTTGCTCATGGCGTTCTCGAGGATGACAACTATCTAAATGATAACATTAATGGGAAGTGGCATCGTGGACCAGAACACATCACAAGCAAATCCAAATTCTCTGCCCTCGCATCTGGGCGGACATCTCAACAAGACTCACAATGATCGCGGAACACTTTCGTTTTTGATTAGCGAATTTGGTATCAAGTCGTTCCTTGATATTGGTTGTGGTCCTGGCGGTATGGTCGCGCTCGCTCAGATGCGCGGTCTGGAAGCACTTGGTATCGACGGTGACTGGGAAGTCCCGAAAGAGAAAGACGCGTTTATTCTTATTCACGATTTTACAACTGGTCCTTGTTTTACCACAAAAGCTGAGTTTGATCTTGGTTGGTCAGTAGAGTTTCTTGAGCACGTTGAAGAAAAGTATCAAGACAACTATATGCAAGCATTCGCTCTCTGCAAGTATGTTGTATGCACTGCTGCGCCTCCAGGCTATCCTGGACATCATCATGTAAACTGTCAGCCGCTAACATATTGGCGTGATGTATTTGATAAGTATGGTTTTGATTATGATAATGATGTGACGCAGCTTATTCGAACACAAAAGTCAACTATGCAAAAGCCCTTCATGCAAACAACTGGTATGTTCTATAAGAGGAGATGATAATGTCTATGAATCAATATGTTCCGTGGAAAAATATTTCGACAGAAGCTGATCGTATTGCATACGATGAAGCTCTTCGCAACTTTATGTTGCAGGTCTATAACAACATGACAATCGCACTTGCGATTAGCGGTGTAGTTGCTCTCGGCTTGAATTTCAATCAGGCACTTATGACTGCAATCTGGGGTACAAGTTTCAAGTGGGTCGCTATCTTTTCACCGTTGCTGGCTTCACTTGCGTTTACGTTCTTCTTTGATAAGATGAACTTCCGTACAGCTCAGATGGCTTTGTTTTCTTTCGCTGCTCTTATGGGCTTATCGCTGTCATCTATTTTCCTTGTGTTCAAGATGGGTAGCATTGCTCAGGTGTTCTTTATTAGTGCAGCCACCTTCGGTACAGCTTCGCTCTATGGCTATACTACAAAAAAGGACTTGACAAGTTTCGGTTCATTCCTTATAATGGGAGCGTTAGGTTTGGTTATTGCGGGCGTCGTTAATCTGTTTCTTCAGAGTTCGATATTTGCTTTTGCCATTAGCTGTCTTGGCGTTCTTATCTTTACTGGCTTGACAGCCTATGATACTCAAACGCTCAAGAATACTTGGTTGGATACCGAAGGCGAAGATCGTGAAAAGGCTGGCATCTTTGGTGCGCTTCAGTTGTATCTTGACTTCATCAATATCTTTGTAAGCTTGCTCCAACTGCTCGGAGATAGAAAGAATGATTGAGCCTATCCGCATCTTTGTAGGAACTTCTGCAAACAATGAAGATTCTGAAGCAGAAATGGTATTGGAGTATACACTTCGTAAAAACTCTTCTATACCGCTCGATATTCATTGGATGCGTCAGTCACGGGATGAGTCTAGTATATGGGGTGGTTGGCAGACTCAACGCTGGTCGACGCCTTTTAGCGGATTCCGCTGGGCAATTCCAGAGGCGTGTGGATTTACTGGTCGCGCCATTTACATGGATGTGGACCAACTCAATCTCAAAGATATTGCTGAGCTGTATAGCATTGATCTTCAAGGTAAGCCTCTTGCTGCTCGGCGTGGTGCTCGCTTTGGAGGTCATGAGTTCTGTGTTATCGTTATGGATTGCGAAAGACTTGGGGATCTTCTCCAACCAGTTGCAAGAATGAAAGGCAATCCAGACTCACATCATCGCTATATCAATATGTTTTCAGGTAGTAAATATTATGTTACTGACATGGATCCGCGTTGGAACTGTCATGACGGCGACGGTCGTGCTATTGATGACATCTGGCATCTGCACTATACTGAAATGGCAACTCAACCTTGGAAACCAACTTGGTTTACAGGAGAAGGACGTGAGCATCCTCGTCAGGATCTAGTAAAATTATGGCAAGATATGCGAGCTGAAGCATCTATGAATGGCTGGGTTCCCCAACTCAATAACGATACATTCGGCACATATAATATCATTGGACGTTAAATGAAACTCTTCGCTTCATGTGATTCTGTCTATCTTCGTGAACATGCGCCTGCTCTTGTCGCGAGTGCTGCTTGCGCTGAAACCTCACTTCATCTTCATGTTATTGATCCGAACGATGAAGATCTGCAATTTCTAGATCATCTTTCGTCTAGATATCACAAGATTGCTGGATGGCCACAGAGCGAATTTACTCATTCAAATGCTCCTATGTGGATTCAAAATCCCGCCATTCGTCAAGATACTATTCGAACCCTGTATGCGACGGATCGTTTTCTTTCTGTTATGACACAGATGATTGCTCGTCCTGATCAGTATCTTATTATTGACACTGACTGTCTCATAATGAAGCCTATCAGCGAAAGCAGCTTGCATGGTGACGTTGGTTTGTTCTTGCGCGATCCACTGCCAGGAACTGTTGGATGGGAAGCTCAGGGAACTCGTTGTGCAGCTGGTGCAGTTTACTATTCGTCTCGCGCAATCGACTTTGCTCAAGCTGTTGCGAATCGTATTCGTCAGGGTCCTATCGCTTGGTTCTTAGATCAAGTTGCTATCAGCGAAACCTATGAAAACATGAAGGATCGTTACAACTATCAGTATTTCGATGCGAACTTCATGGATTGGGAGTTCAAGGAAGGAACAACAATTTGGACTGGTAAAGGTCCGCGCAAATATGATAATCCAACCTATGTTGCGAAGAAGCAACACTTTGATAGGATGATGCGTTGAAAGTAACAATTCTATTTCCTCGTCTCGATGTTACATTTAAAGAAGGACCAGTTCCCGAAACTCGTGGTACAATCCCTCCAATCCGCGAACATTGGAAATTGATGGGTGATCGTCTCCTTCATCGTCATCGTATGAAGGGTGATTTGGTTGGCTTTATTGAAAAGCCGCTCTGGCAGTTTACTCCAGAGTTTGTTGAGTCGCTCGACGCTGATATTGTTTATATTCCGCATAAGTCAGCTGACACTTTTCCTGTTCGCGGCAAGATTGTTCGTTATTATATGCAATCTGTATTTCCATGGCAATTCTATATTGACTCTAAAGGATTTGCTGGCGGGGCTTCTTGCTATCCATTTCTCTTTGATAAAGATCGTATTGTTCCTCCTGGTAGCTTTTATTCACAAATGCAAGCTCGTGCTTATGCTGGCGGAAGTAAATTTGAACAGCCACCAAGTCAGAAACTAAATCTTCCAAAGGAGTATTTCTTCTTTCCTTGTCAGATTCCACACGACGAAACAATCAAATATCACTCAGATGTGTCAGTTTTAGATGCGCTGGTTGCTACCTGCAAGGCTACTGAAAGACTAAATATACCACTAATCGTGAAAGGTCATCCTGTTAATCCAGGAAGTATGGCCTCGCTATATCAGGCAGCAAGTCAGTTTAACCATGTAATTTGGGTAAACGATATTTCCATCCACGATCTCATTCCCAACGCCAAAGCTGTAATTGTTGTAAACTCTGGAACAGGGATGGAAACTTTGCTACATAAAACACCGATTGTTACTTTCGGTCGCTGTGAGTATGATTGTGTGAGTAATAGAGCTACGACTGATAACATCGTCGATATCCTCAAGGATCCAAAGTTCGACGAGAAAGCTGTACGAGCATTTTTCGAGTCATGGTACGAATGGACCTATGACACAAGAAGCAGTAAATCTTTCGAACGAATTTAGGAGACTAACATGGCATACTGGGGTTATCATCTAATTCTTGACTGCGCTGAACTTGACAACGCAGCAATTACCAGCTATGATACTATCTATGCTTTTACAAAGCGCCTGGTCAAAGATATCGACATGGTTGCCTATGGTGAACCTCAGATCGTAAACTTTGGATCTGGTAACAAGGCTGGATACACGCTAGTCCAGTTGATTGAAACGTCAAATATCTGCGCACACTTTGTTCCAGATGATGGCATGGGTGGTAATGCAATGTATCTTGACGTTTTCTCTTGTAAAGAATATGACGATCAGGTTGTTATTAATCTGGTCAAGGAATATTTTGGTGCGAGGTATGTTCGACCAAATTATCTAACAAGACAAGCATGAGGGTTATAGAAATGATTGATATTGATGATGACTATGACAACTGGGAAATTAAGCAACACGCTCGTGTAAGCAAGAAGCGTATTGGTTCTATTGTTCCAGCAGTGGTATTCAAGACTCGTGTTCGCGATGAGTCTGTTGGTGGTCCTAATCCATATCGTTGGCAGGATGTCAACAGCTACGAATACTTCGGTGGCAAGCGTGTAATTGTATTCTCGCTTCCAGGAGCATTCACACCAACTTGCTCAACAATGCAGCTGCCTGGCTTCGAAACAATGTACGACGAGTTCAAGCAGAAGCATGGTATCGACGAAATCTATTGCATTTCAGTCAACGATGCGTTCACGATGAATGCGTGGGCTAAAGCACAGGACATCAAGAATGTAAAGGTTATTCCTGACGGAAACAATGACTTCACTTCTAAGATGCGCATGAGCGTTGATAAGAGCAATCTTGGTTTTGGTGATCGTAGCTGGCGCTATGCAATGGTCGTCAACAACGGCGTCGTTGAAGCTTGGTTCGAAGAGCCAGGATATAGCAACAACTGCGAGACCGATCCATACGGCGAGACGTCTCCAGAAAACATCATGAACTGGCTTGACAATCAATGAAAAAAGATTGCGGGTATAACTCAGAGGTAGAGTGTCAGCCTTCCAAGCTGTTCGTCGCAGGTTCGAATCCTGTTGCCCGCTCCAAACTTCGCGATTGGTGGGAAACCACCGTGGCGTTAGTCATCTGTAATTGGATGGCACTTGCTGCAGGAAGTATCCTGCTTTTGTATAATGCGTTTTTCAACTAAGGAGTAAATATGAAGAAGGCACTCGTAGCACTCGCCCTGGTTGTAAGCACAGTTTCTGCTGTTGCTTCCGACACGTCGAGCATTCCATCACGTACAAATCCAACTGCACCTATTGGTGGATCACTTGTTGAGCCAAAGATGTGGATTGGTGTAAATGCTGGTGGTGCTGTTTCAGATGGTATTAATCGTAATGCACCATGGACTATTGGCGTAGTTGGTGGTTATAATGTTGTTCGCCTTGGCCCTCTCGGTCTTGGAATTGAAGGTACCTATGATTACAAGCAGGGTGATACACAAGATGTTGCTGGTAATGTAATCACTTCTTTGAAGTTTGGTTCATTCTCACCATACGGTCTTGCCGGTGTTGGATATCGCTGGTCTGATGTAGCAAACGAAAAGACTTGGAATATCGGCGGTGGTATTAAGTATGCCATCTCTCGTAATATCGAAGTTGATACTCGTTATCGTCGTATCGAAGATTGGGATCGTACACGTCCTGATGATCGTCTGACGCTTGGCGTAAACTTCAAGTTTTAATGATTAGGGCAGCATATATTTTTGCTGCTTTGTTACTGATAGCTGGACTGCTACTCTGGAAGGCGTACGGTCCAGCTATTTTCTTTGATCTACAGACACTATATAATATGTGTTTCTAATGCCCGCATATCCCAACAGGCAGAGGAACGAGACTTAAAATCTTGACAGTGTCGGTTCGAATCCGACTGCGGGTACCATGATTACATTTAATCCTGACAAATTCGGTTACTATCAAGTTGGTGAAAGAACATCCTATAGCAAGTTTGAAGCTGTAGAGTGGTCTAAAATTTATGGCGATAAAGTCTTATGGAACTTTAATAATGAAGTCTTTAATGCGATTGATTGGACAAAAGAGCCAGAGACAGATCTCTGGGAAATGTACAAGCAAAGAGCAAGACAGATCCGCGATGCGTATGATTATGTCGTATTATGGTATTCTGGTGGTTCTGATAGTCACAATCTACTTCTTGCATGGATTGACGCTGGTCTCAAGATTGATGAAATAGCTACGACTTGGAATTATGAAGCAACAGGTGACTATCAGAATCACTATAACGCTGAAATCACAAACGTTGTTCTTCCAGATATAAAAAAGCTACAAGAATCGTTTGAGTTTAAATTTCGTATTGTTGATATATCTCAGTTCTGTATTGATATCATTGATACGTGGAAGACAGAGTTTGAATATAATGTCAATTTCCACATGAGCCCTAATAATCCAGCCAGATCGTTGTTCCGCGAAAAGATTGACGATTATAAAAACTTAATAGAACAAGGAAAGAAGTTGTGCTTTGTTTGGGGTAAAGAAAAGCCTATGATTAGGTACTCCAGAAAGCACGATAAACATTATGTAGAGTTTTGCGATAATGTTGATAACTGTGTTACTCCCTATGTTCAAAGAAACTATTTTAAAGGTTGGTACGACGAGTTTTTTTATTGGACACCTGACTATCCTTTAATTCCTGTTAAACAAGCACATGCAATATTGAATTTTGTAAAGTTATCCGATAATAGAATATATTTTAATACTATTAGAAGTTTCAACGGTTACTCAAAAAAGTTTGATGCTTATTTGAATGACAATACAGTCAAATCCATTATATATCCAAAATGGTCTAATAGCATTTTCTGTAATGGTAAAGCTAGTTCATTTGTTTACTCTCTGCGCGATGAATGGTTCTTAAATAGCAATCTAAATTACAAAGATCGTTTTTTAGATATTGCTGAGTCGTACTTTTCTACAGTCGATCCAGATGATAGAGAAAGGAAATATCTTTCTCCTATAAAGACAGGAGTGTATTTTATAGAATGAAAAACCTATCTAGTTAGGATTGTGATATATTTGTCACTAGGATTAGGGTGTGATATTGTTGTCACACCCTTTTTGCTAGGTACCCCTACCCTATAGACCCCCTCTCAGATCAGTTACGAGAGTCATAGAGCACTTGACAATATAACCCCCTTGGGGTATGATAGCAGTATAGAGCACCCGCTCTCAGCTGATTGTAACAATAAAGTAACAATCAGACTTCTCTAATATAAAGGGTAAAAAATGGATCTGCAGTCGATTTATAGAGACTTTCAAGCATTGGAGACTGTTGCAGAAAAGATTACATTCTTGAAGCAACTTGAAACTCTCAATCTCCCTTACGAAATCAATTACAATGCTCTTATTTCTGCTTGGGAAAGTAACGGAGATTGAAACAAAAAAGTTTCAAAAAAATGGGTTTTGTCCGTTGACAATACCGCTAATCCCGTGGTATGATATATCATAAGGTAAAGAGAGAAGGAAACCAGTATATGAGTACCTCAGACATCTTCATCGTCGTAGCCCCCCTCCTGTCGCTCGTCGCTGTCATGCTTGCGGTATTCACCTACGGTTTTCTTATCTCCCGCCCTTGACAATAACCACAATCCCGTGGTATGTTATATCATAGTCACCAACAAAGGACCTGTACATTATGGCTATCAAGTTGAACCCTACCAAAGCTAACTTCGTTATCGACCTGCTCAAGGCAAACGGTAACACCTTTACTCCCGATCAGCTGCTCAAGGTTACTGGTAACGAGCGTCGTGCTCGTTCCGCTTTGTCGCACGCTCGTATGGCTGGCATCAAGCTAGAGGCCGTTCGCGACGGTGGTAAGGCTGTTGTTTCTTATCGTACTACCTCGACCCCTACCGCGCTTGCTGCTGCTCCCAAGGCTGCTGCTAAGCCGAAGGCTTCCAAGGCTCGTACCAAGACTGTAACCGCTAAGCAGATCAGCTCAGAGGTCGATGCTATCGTTGCTCGTAACAAGTCACCTTCCAAGAAGTCAGACGAAGCTGTCAAGGCTGCGAACCTCAAGACGATGCGCGCTGTCTCTGCCAAGCAGAAGTTACAGCGCATCGAGGATCGTTTGACTCCCGAACAGCGTGCGATCCGCGAGTCGTTCTATGCTTCTGAAGCTGAAATTGCAGCAGAAGAAAAGGCTGCAGCTCGTGCTAGCGTTCAGGAATACCTGAAGCGCGAAACATATTCCGAGTAATCTTGGTTTTAAGTACCACGGGCACTTGACAATACCAGTCAGCCCGTGGTATCATAAAGCTAAGATAAATGAACAACGGAGATTTGGTAATGATTAAGTTGTCGAAAGCCTCCAAGATGCCTGCTAAGTCTTGGTCACTCCAAGCACGCAAAACCTGCCCCGGATCTATTGATCCGAATACGAAGCAGCCTGTCGATGTTTGTGCCGGATGCTATGCTGCCGAGGGTTTCTATATGATGCCTGACGCGATTAAAGTCCGTGAGCACAACCGCGAGGATTGGAAGCGTGCTGAGTGGGTCGACGATATGGTTGCCGAGCTGAAGCGTCAAAAGTATTTTCGCTGGTTCGACTCTGGCGACGTATATCATCCTGCTTTGGCTTTCAAGATTTTTCTTGTCATGCAAAAGACTCCTCATGTTCGTCACTGGCTGCCAACTAAGTCCTACAAGGTTCCGCGTATTCGTGCAATCCTTGAACGCATGAAGCAGCTTCCTAACGCTGCAGTTCGTTTCTCGTCGGACTCAATGACTGGCGAGTATGACGCTGATCACGGTTCGACGGTTATCCCGTTTGCCGACAGCGAAACAACTGCAACCAAGGTTTGCGATGCTTACGAGCGTTCTGGTAAGTGCGGTGATTGCCGCGCTTGCTGGTCGAAAGATGTTGCAGTCGTTGCTTATCCTGCCCACGGTCGTCGTATGGGCAAGCTGGTAAAGGAACTTGCAGCATGAAGTACAGAGCAAAGCCATATCTGAATAAGAATGTTGGCATCAAGGAATTCGATAACATCGAGGAAGCGGTAAAGTACCTAGAGGATTTTACTGGCTACAAGATGGACTTCGTCAAAAACAAAAAGACAAAGGTAAAAACGTATGACTGGGAACTCGTCGGAAAGCTGCAAAGGATTAAAACGTAATCCTATTGCTAAGGACTTGGCAACTGCTAAATACCGTGCGCGGATCAAGCAGTCACGTAAACGTTATACGAGAAAAGGTCGCGTAGCTCAGTCGGATAGAGCAACAGCCTTCTAAGCTGTGGGCCGATGGTTCGAGTCCATCCGCGATCACCACTTGACAATGGAGATGAAAGTGACTAAGATAGTATATAACGCTTGCTTCGGTGGCTTCGGTCTTTCGGAAGCTGCATGGGAACGATATCGCGAACTTGGCGGTCAGGCAACTAGCCGCTCAGATATCAATCGCGCTGATCCCGCTCTTGTGCAAGTCGTAGAAGAACTTGGTGACGAAGCAAACACAAGATTTTCTGATTTGCGTATCACAGAGCTCCCTGCGGGGACTAAATATCGCATCGACGAATACGACGGAAATGAATCCGTCTGTACAATCGACGACTATGAATGGAGTGTAGCATGAAACGAATTATGGCAGTCTCAGTTCTTGCGCTTGGTCTCGCAGGCTGCAACGCGACTGTGTATGATGGTGGATATTATCGTCCTCGCCCTGTGGTCGATGTGTACACTCCAGCACCGTATCCCGTTGCTCGTCCGTACTATGCGGCACCGCGACCTGTGTTCGTACAGCCACGTCCTCGTTGCTTTACGACTTGGGATCGTACTCCATACGGATTGCGAGAACGTCGAGTCTGCCACTGAGGACTCTTAGCTCAGTAGGTTAGAGCAGCGGTCTTTTAAACCGAAGGTCTCGGGTTCGAGTCCCGAAGAGTCTACCAATTTCCTCCGATAGCTCAAAGGTAGAGCACACGACTGATAATCGTGCGACCAAGGATCGTTACCTTGTCGGAGGACCAATATGGAGCGTTCGACTATCGGTTAGGTCGCTAGCCTTTCAAGCTGGAAAGACGGGTTCGATTCCCGTACGCTCTACCACTTGACAATGGGGAGCCATTGTGGTATGATACTAAATATGGAAACTTGCTGTTTGACAATTTAATCTGGTAGGAACAACGAAAGTTGTTTCTTCATAGGCACGCCAGTGGGTGAGAGTCCCACCTGCACCTTGATCCGTGTGGTTCGCACTATGGTTTGGCGTGTCTTTGTAGAAACAACGTTATAAAATGACTATGAGCATTTGCTAATGTTAGCCATTTTATAACACATACGGAGATTAGCGCAGTCTGGTAGCGCATCTGCTTTGGGAGCAGAGGGTCAGAGGTTCGAATCCTCTATCTCCGACCAATTTGGAAGGGTGACCGAGCGGTTTAAGGTTCTAGTCTTGAAAACTAGCGTGGGTGAAAGTCCACCGTGGGTTCGAATCCCACTCCTTCCTCCATATATGCGGGATTAGCTCAGTGGTAGTAGCGTCTGCTTTACACGCAGAATGTCGGGAGTTCGACCCTCTCATCCCGCACCACTTTAGGTTACATACCGGACACGATTTGCTAAATGCAATTCGGGCTAATTCTTGGTTAGTATGTAACCTATTCAGATTGGCGCCGTAGAAAGCCCATTAGAGGTCAGAGAGACCTTCAGTCTAACCAATACGGGCTGAAAACTTCTCACTGAATACATGGACCGTTAGCTCAGTCGGTAGAGCAGCTGACTCTTAATCAGTTTGTCGCAGGTTCGATCCCTGCACGGTCTACCATTTGACTATATACAACTATGAAACACATTCTTATTCTTTCTTCACTACTATTCGTTGCTGGTTGTTCAACTAATGCAATGTATAGTCCAGATGCTCCTCGTCAAGATGCGAGAGCAGTAAATTACGAACGTGGTATGAATGTCAATACTGACAGAACTCATATTGATAACAAAGGCTATATTCGTTCAATATATGATCCCGTGGTGCACTGTCATACACTTTATTATCCAGGCAAAAAGCCTGAACGTATCTGTAGACTTGTAAGATAATTTCCCGATAGCTCAGCTGGTAGAGCAAGCGACTGTTAATCGCTGGGTCGTAGGTTCGAGTCCTACTCGGGGAGCCAGTTCGGGGGTATAGCTCAGTTGGGAGAGCGTTTGCTTTGCAAGCAAAATGTCGGCGGTTCGATCCCGTCTACCTCCACCAAGAAAGGTTGTGGGTGTCGATTCGTCGACTAGCCTTACAAAAACCCTCACGGTTGATCGCGTTAAATAGATCCGCGAGGAGTCACGGTTAGCTCCTCATCTTTTTGCTGGTATAGCTCAGTAGGTAGAGCAGTTGATTTGTAATCATCAGGTCCCGAGTTCGATTCTTGGTGCCAGCACCAGTTTATGTCGGGGTGGAGCAGTAGTAGCTCGCTTGGCTCATAACCAAGAGGTCGTAGGTGCGATTCCTACCCCCGCAACCAATTCGCAAGGTTGGGATCTTGCGATATCGCTGATCGTGTTAATTGCTCGCTGCGGCCACGATTGGGTATAGTGACTAGCCACTGAAGTCTAGATGAGCAGCCGTCTTATCCCGAATCAATCTGTCACGCGAAAAGGTGACGCTGGATGGCAGTAACCAGCATATAAGTTTCAAGGCCTCGTAGTTCAGTTGGTCAGAACGCTAGCCTGTCACGCTAGAGGTCGCCGGTTCGAGCCCGGTCGAGGTCGCCATTGGGGATTAGTTAAGTGGTATAACAGCGGACTCTGACTCCGTTATCCGAGGTTCGAATCCTTGATCCCCAGCCAATACAATTAGGTGCATGGGCAAGATGGTACTGCGCAGGTCTGCAAAACCTTGAGAACCCAGTTCAATTCTGGGATGCACCTCCAAACATAGGATGCACAATGCCTAAGAGTCCAGTTGCTTATGGTGCTGGTAATGTGAACATGAAGGGGAAGAAATACAAGGTAATGCGGTGTAACTGCTGCTGGTGTATTGATTTCCGTGATAAAGAGTTAAAGAAAGAACATCAAAAAGAAATGAAAAATTGGTCAGATAGCTCAACTGAATAGAGCATCGCGCTACGAACGCGAAGGTTGAGGGTTTGAGTCCTTCTCTGACCTCCAGAGTGCCTCCTTCCTAGTTGGTCCTAGGGCACAGCAGGTTTACTGTAATCCTGCAGGGAGAAAAACAGTCAAGTTTCGCGGAGGTAGCTCAGTGGTAGAGTCCTTGCTTGCCAAGCAAGTTGTCGTGGGTTCGAATCCCATTCTCCGCTCCAATATGCCCTATTAGCCCAACTGGTAGAGGTGTCGGTCTTAGAAACCGAAGGTTGTAAGTTCGAATCTTACATAGGGCACCAGTTTCGTCGGAATAGCTCAGTTGGTAGAGCGTTTGCCTC